GCTTCGTTCATTGCTTTCCGACCGAGGATGCCGACATCGGCCAGGAGGTTGTTATTCAGGGATTGGATGAAAACGGTAAAACGGTTACGGAAATGGATCCGTTGACCTCCCGGGCAATCCTTGGGGAACACGTAACCCTTGCCTATCCGTTCACGTCGACCGTGAACAAGTACTCGAAGATTACCGGGATTCTGAAGTCGCCGACCATTGGCCGCGTGGCTTATGAGCAGTACGAGTCAGACTCCGCGGTCTCGACGGAGCTCAGCTCGATGGAGCCAGGGGAGACGACCGCTCAATATCGCCGGTACTTCCTGAGCGGGTTGCCTAGTGCTTGTTTCGGGGGAACCGCGGGGACGATTCAGATCACGTCCCAGGCGAAGCTGGACCTCATCCCGGCCATGAGCGACCAGGATTACCTCTTCATCCCCTGTATCCCTGCCCTCATTGAAGAGCTGATGTCGCTTCGATATGGCAGCATGGACAGCGCCGGCAGCTCCCAGAAGGAAAAGGACCATCACGCCTCAGCGCTCCGGCTCCTGTTCGGGCAGCTCGATCATTTCCTGGGGAAAACCAAGACCTCAGTTTCCGTTTCCATTTTCGGTTCCGATCCGTTAATCCGTCAACGCACATAGCCTATGCCAACGATTCCAGCTCCCGGCACTGCAAGGAATGCAGGCGGTGTATCCCTCGATCCCATTTGGGGTATGGGGATGAATACCTTCGTGACCAATTCCGCGGGAGTGCCGATTCCAGGAGGGGGCGGTGGCGGGGGAGGAGTTGGGACACCTTCCGCGGGAGTGCCGTCGAATATCTCTTCCGTGATGAACCTGATTAACAGCCTGAACCGAACCGCTCAGCAGCAGAGCAACGCCGCCAGGATTCCCAATGCCCAGGACCTCGAGGCCCAGAGCTCTCTGAACATTGGGCATGAACTCCGCGGGGAGCTCTCTCCGGACGTCATCCGCCTTCTGCAACAGCAGGGAGCTGAGCGGGGAGTTGGCCGCGGCATCGGAGGCAGTCCGAACGAAATCGCGGCTTATCTCCGGGCTCTCGGTCTCACTTCCCTGGATCAGCAAAAGACTGGACAAGCTAATCTGAGTGCAGCGCTTGGCCGAAATCCCGGGGCGCCACTCTTTGATCCGACCGGGCTCATCATGACCCCGTATCAATCCGCGCAGCTCGCCGCCGAACAGCAGCGGATTAAGCTGGCTCAGGACCAGCTTGCTCTTGAGGCTTGGAAGGCTCAGCAGGCGAACCAGTACGCTTATGACGAGAACAAATCCAAGTACGGGCCGAAAGAGTACAGCTACTCTTACACCCAGGGGCCCGGGGCCGGCTCGACCGCTTCTCCGACCTACGCTTATCGCTACTACGCTTGAAAGGACCTATGGCACCACGCATCTATTTCGGTGGAGCTGACGAGCAATCGCCAATTCCGGCACAGAGTACTTCCGACTGGAACACGGTTTATCCTCCCGAGGTTCAGGCTGAAGCTTGGAAATTCGAAATGGCTAAGCGAGCCGCCGACCGCCAGCGCGAGCTCGAGGACATGATTTTCCGCGAGAGCCAGAACCAGAAGATTGAGGACGTGACCAAGGCCGTTGACGCGGCTCAGCGGTTCCAGGCTCAGCGGCAGTACGAGAGCTTGGTTGCCAACGGGACGAAGCCAAGTGTTGCCCTCGCGCAACTGGCGCCGAAACTGTTCCGGTCTCCCGCGGGACTCGGACCGATCTTCCGTCCCCAGGTTCAGAGGGTCATGAACGTTGCCGGCACCGGTTACCAGGAGCAGGAGGATGGCACCTGGAAGCCATTCACGCCGATCAAGGCGCCAGTGGTCAAGGATTCGACCGCGGCATCTCTGAAGAAGAGGATCGACGCAGCTCAGGCAGAATTCGACAAGGCCCAAATGAACGCGACGGCGCGCCAAGCAACCCGGGAAGAAGTCACTCCTGCAGTACCGGGAAGCCGCTTCTGGGGCATCGGTCCCAAGTCGGCGGGGACCCCGGCCATCACGAACCAGATCCCGATCTTCCTCAATACGACCAAGACGGATGAGGCCGTAGCCCTCCGGGATGCCGCCAGGAACCGGTTGAAGCAGGCTCAGACCGAATACGCGGCTTACATGCAGCAGGCGACCAACGCGGGGCCGGCTGAGGCCCAGGAACCTCCCCCAAGGCCACTCCTTACAGGCCCTCCAGGCTCGATAGGCGGGGCGATGTCTCCTCCCGCCACTCTGAGCCCTTCAGCGGCTAATCCTCCTGCAGGCGCCAGCGCAGCGCCGGGGATTGCCGCTATAGCGCCTCCTGGGACCAATGCGCCGGTACCAACGCCAATTGTCCGCCCTCCTGGCCCTCCGGCGAGCGGAACCGGGCTCAAAACCAATGAGGTTTTACGCCGCGTCAACGGTAAATTGGCCATTTTCGACTCCAAGACCCGGAAATTCCTCCGTTATGCCGATTAAAGACGAAGTTCTGGTAGCAAGGCCGCTTCCGGTAACGTTACCTGCCTGGGAGGACTCCGAGCCCGTCGATGTCCCACAATGGGACGATTCCGAGGAGGTTCCGACACTCAAGATTGAACCCTGGCAGGAGCCCGGGCTCATCCAGATACCCGATGCTCTCGCGCCGGTTGCTCCCCAGATAGCGGTACCGGCTGAATCCCGCACCGAACAGCTCGCCAGGGTGATTCATGAAGCTGGTCCGCGGGGAAGCGAAGCCCGGGAACGGGCTGCATTGGCGGGAAGGTCTTTGCTCGAGCAAGAGGGGTTCCAGGCATTGCCAGTCGGCGAGAAGGCCATGAGTGCCGCCGAGGCCATTGCTCAGGAGGTTGCCAAGACACCTGGGCGCCTGATGCGGGGTGGAGCGGTCCAGGCTCAAGTGTTGCCTCCTCCGCGAATGGAAGAGCCCGGGGTCCGGATGCTGCCCAATGTTCCTCTCCGTCAGGAATGGGAAGTCAAAAGTCCTACCGAGCGGGCGCAAGCGGTAACCGGCAGTGAACTTTTCAAGGCTGGTCAGGCGGTTGAACAGGCTGCGGAGCGCGCGCACCCAACAGCAGCCGGCAGCGAAGCAAGCTTTTGGTGGGGTGATGTTCCACGTGGAATAGGCTCCATGGGCACCAGCATTGGAACCGGGCTTGTCGGCGGTCCAGCAGCCGGTATCGGCGTGGCTACGATCCTCGAGACCATGGACGCCTTTGATCAGGAAATGGGACGGCAAGTCCGTACTGGCGAACAGCCAGACCCGGGGAAAGCCTGGGCCAAGGCGACCGGTTACGGGGCATTGACCGTGCCGATTGAATCCGGGCTTGGTGTAGGCCGCTTGATTCGGAATATCACCAAACGCTTTGGCCGAACAGGAGCCGAAGAGGCTTTGGATCTTCTCAGGCGCAAAGGTAAGAACGGGTTGACTGAGTTTGCGAAGAATCGCGCGAAGGATGCAGGACTCAACGCAGCTCAGGAGGGCATCGAAGCTCTCTCCCAGGATCTCATTGTCGAAGGGGAAGCAGACTGGGCGAACGTGGTACGTAGCGCCGGAGCTGGCGCCGTTGCCGGCACAATTGCCGGAGGAGCGGGCGAAGCGGGTGCACGCGGAGCTCGCCGCATCATCGGTCCGCCTCCGTCTTTGGAACCTCCGATTACTGGCCGCGACCTTCTCCAGCGAGAAGGGGCGATTCCTCCATTGCAGGCAATCGAACCAACAACAGAAAGGACTCCAGATGATACGCAAGGTGAAGAGCGGGTACCGGGTAGTCAGCCACAAGGGCCGCAACCTGGGAACGTCCCGATCGTTAGCGGGGGCCAAACGCCGCCTCCGGCAGGTGGAATACTTCAAACACCTACGCCGCCGTTAAAGCCGATCAAAGTCAAATTCAACGGGCACTATGAAGCTTTCGGGAAAGTGCCCGCGTTTGACCTTTACACGACTGTTGAGGAAGGGAAGAAAGGGACAACCGCAACGCTAGAGGAACTCCGAAGGCAAGGGTTCGACCCGCAGATAATTGCTGAACCTCCTCCTCCGGCTGTGACGCCTCCGAAAGCTCCGGAGCCGTCGACCGATACGGTCCGCGTCTATCACGGCGAGGAGGCCGGCTCCGGAGCGAGCGGTTCATGGTTCACCATCGACCCGAAGAGGGCCCGGACTTTTGGTAAGAACGTTTCTTTCGTCGACCTCCCTCGGGACGTGTACGAGCAGCTCCGGAAAGAGGCTGAAGCCAAAGGCACGCCGGAAAAGGATCTGACCCTCCCGGATGAATGGGTGAAGAAAGGCCAACCGATCGAGATTGAGGAAACCGTTCATGACCTTGATGCTGAGACCGAGTACAAGCCGAGCGCGACTCTGGGGCCGGTTGATGGCTCGCCGGAGTACAACGCTCTGCCCATGGGAGCAAAGAGCTCTATCGGAGAATTCGAGATCAATCAGAAGATCATCGATACCGGCTTGCATCCTGATGGCAAGAAAGCCACGAAGAAACAGATCGAGGAGCTGAAGCTTCGCCAGGATCAGGTCCGTAAGAATTTCGAGCGCAATCGAGCGGTTCCTATCGCGGAGCTGTCCACTCCGGATCTTCTCAAGATGGCGCGAGGCCTTGGGATAAAGGTCGATGAGGAGAGCATCATGCTCGAGCACGTTCGGAATCCGCTTATTGCTCGGATAACCGAGCTCGAGACGAAAGGCTTGCTCGATCGAGAAGCGGCCATGAAGGCCGGAGCTATTCCTCCGAAGGCTCCAGAAGTTCCTCCTGTTGCTCCGGCTGAAACGAAACCGGCTCCGGCTGCAACAAAAGCTCCCAAAGTTGAAACGGTTAAGCCTGTTTCTGAGCCAACTTCCGCGGAGCTTGAACCTTGGCTGAAGGTCCCGGAAGTGGACGATTCCCAGGCCAAAGAGGCAGCGAACTATGCGCGCCGACAAGTGGAAGCTCTCCGCACTCAGTACAAGGAGCTCGAGCAACAACGGATAGCTCTCGACAAGCTTGTCATGACCGGGAGCAAATTCCGCCGTCACATGAAGCGGTCCGCGCGGAAGAAGGACATCGATGCTTTCCGGGAAGTCCAGAAGAAGCAGCAGGACGTTGAGACTCAGATCCGCGCGATCGAGAATGCCAGCCGCGGGGATGCTGACGTAACGGAACGAGCTATGGAAGCTCGCCGAGTCAATGATGCATCAAGGACTCCCCTGTCTCGCCTGGGCGCCAGAATCAACCTGTTCCATGCATCGGGTGAGAAGGTGCCCGCTGAGGTAGAGCGGATCTTCATCCAAATGACCCGGGCTGAAGTTCAGAAGCGGTTTCCGGATCTTCGACCGCAAGAGCTCGAAGCCATGGGCCGGGAGATAGAGCGAGCCGCTCGCCTGGGCGATGACCTCAAACGGGAATTCGAAATCAATCCCGCTCTGAAGGGGCCTTTTGCTGGACGCCGCGCGGAACTGGCCAAGCACGTTCAGGACCTCCGCAATCAAGGTAACTGGAATCTCTGGCCGGAGGAACTGATCCGGAAGTTGGAAGAGAAGAGCCGGAGCTCGCAGCCGTACGGAGAGAGGGATAAACCCCTCCCTGAGCTCTCCATTAAGGAGCTCGAGGAGCTCAAGGCCGAAGCCTCTGAAGCTGCCGAAGTGGCCGCGGGCAAGGCTAAGGCTATCGAAGAGCTCGCCGCCAAGCAGAAGGCCGCGGATGAAGCCGAGGCTCAGCGCCTCCTGGATGAAGCTCAAGCTGTGGTCGACTCTCAGCCGAGGACCAGGAAAGCGACCGCGATTAAGGAGGAGCTCATCGACCGCATCGAGGAGCAGATGGACAAGACCATCGCCGCGGCCAAGGTAACGCTCGTGAAGAATGCGGAGCTAATCGAAGGCGCCGAATCTTATAGCGCCACTGCGGAATCCGGAGGCAAGTTCGTCCAGGGTACCATTCGCGAGACTCCCAATGGCAGGTTCGAGGTAACGGCCAAGGTTACCGGGAGCAAAAACCCAATCAAAGGACTGGTGGATACCAGGGCCGAAGCAGAGCGCATCATCAAAGTGATGAGTGCGGATGCCTCTGGCCGTGCGGTCATTGCCGTTCCTGGGGATGGCATTTTCACGCTGCACCGGAACGGGGAGAATCTCGCTAACCTCTGGCAGCAAGCCCGTTCAATTGTTACGAGTGCCACGCCGACCGGGCCGAAAGCTCCGGCTTCTGGAAGGCCCAAGGCAGCGCCGAAGCTGCCGAAAACTGTCGATGTCAAAGCCGCTATCCTCATCATGCGGAAACAGATTGTGGACCGGAAGAGCGGACGGCCTACGCTTTCTGACGTCTATAGCGATGGCAAGCACGTCTATGCGACTGATGGCCGAGTGCTCGTTATCATCGACGCGGTTCAACCCGTTGGCGGGCCGGAAGGCTTTCCAGTCGAAGCAATCAAAAAGGATGTCTGGCCAGATGAAATGGAAGGCCAACCTGCCTCCGTGCCAACTGAGGAGCTTTGGCGGATTAGCCGGTTGGCGAAGAGCCTCTATTGGAAGGACAGCATTCCCAGGGTGCAACTCTTCGTCGACGACAAAGGGAACATTGCCGGCGAGTCCATGGACGCTGAAGGCAATGCTGCCGGGTGGGGCGACCCTCGAGGGAAGCGGTCCCTGGGATTCTTCGACTCGGAGTATATCGGTTCGCTCGCGGAGATTGCCCGGGCTCTTGGTCATGCAACGGTTACGCTCCAGGCTGGAGTGAAGGGAGAAGGCAAGCAAATGTCTCATCCCCTCGTCATGAAGGCGCCGGGGATTCGCGCGCTGGTTGGCAACGTGCGGGACATTGAGCGCGAGGCTCCGAAGTCGACCAAGGCAGAATTGCCCGAGGGCAGAGCAGAGCTCGAAGCGTTCCTCCAAAAGACCCGCGATGATCTGAAGGTTTTCCAGGAGCAAGTTAAAAAGGTGAATGGTGAGGAAGTGGGCCCGGTTGCGGCTCGCGACCAAGCCAAGATTGATATTGCTCGAGCTGAAGCCAAGCTCGCGAAGCTGCCGAAAGAGGAACCAGCCGCGCCGGCAGAAGAAGAGGGCGCCACTCCCGAGCAGATAGACGCTATCATTGCGCGTTGGGAGAAGAAAATATCTCAGCTCCAGGACGAACAGCAAAAGCTTAATCCAAGGCAACGCAGCTTCCGTGCCGTAGCGAAAGATAAACAGAAGCGCATAGGCGAAATTGCCGCAGAGATTGATGCAGCCAGGAAGGAGATCGAAAGCCTGAAGTCTCAGCGCGGTAGCCGTGGCGGTGGGGCCAAAGCCTACGCTGCCGGGGAGCGGATGCCTCCTCGGAAACCATTCAACATTTTCACGGCGACAGATGCCGAGCTGGATGCTCTCCACAAAGAGCGCTTCGGTGAAATGGGCGGGGAATTCGGGATGGCCTATGCTGGCCGCGAGGCCAAGATCCGCGAGTTTGCCAACTTTGAAGAATTCAAGGCGTGGCTCGATGCTCGTTACGCTGAGCGGAACCTCGAGCACATGCAGCGGGCCTATGCTGAGGCCGATGGCAAATGGAAAACGAAGTACATCAAAACCGTCAATGCCGACCCGGCAACTGACCAGCTCAAGCGGGACGTCATTGCCCATATCGCAACCGGGGCGCCTCTGCCTCCGGGATTTGTTCCGGTTCCTCCAGCCGCTCCTCCTCCAGGAGCACCTGGGGCAGGCGGAACGACGTACCAACAGCCTCCTCCCCCTCCTCCCCGGGAACCAACGGAGTACTCGAAATTTGACATTACGGCTCTGACTCAGCTTTTCCGCTATTTCAGCCGCTTTCCGCAGATGAACGCGCGACTGATGAAAGCCTATGGTCAATTTGTGCCCAATACTGGGGCCGTGGAGCTGAAGGAGCGGCTCTTGTGGGATACGAAGCTCGCGACCAGGGTTCTCTCTCACGAGATTGGGCATTTCGTCGACCTCATGCTGACCCCGGTTGGTTGGGGTGCCAGGGACTTTGCACGCCGATTCGCTCCGCTCCGTGATTTCAAAAGAGCGGTTCGCGACCGGAAGGATCTGAATCAGGCAGCGAAGGCTCTCTCAGCGGTCTGGCGTGGAGCGTTCTCTCCTACCAATGCGTACCGGAATAGTGCCGAGGAGCTCTTCGCGGATACCATGAGCGCTCTCCTGACAAACCCTGAAATGGTGAATCAGCAATTCCCGGTTATTCATGACGCCTTCGAGCGGTTCCGGGCTGACAAGCCGGCCTTCCGGAATGCTTACTCGTTTCTCACGAGCTGGCTTCGTGGTGATGAGATTCCGGACCAAATCCTCAAGCAGCAGGCTGAGGCGAATAAGCGGACATTGAACGACCTCCTCCAGGAGGACACGACCCCCAAACAAAGCTATATCGACCAGCTTAAACAGGCAGTCGTTTCAATTTGGTATCCGATCTATGCCATCGAAGGCAAACCCAAGGCGATTGGCGAGAAGATTATCAGCAAACTGGAGCGCTCTCACGTTTGGGCGGACGTCCAGAATGCTCTGTTTTACGATGATTGGCTCAGGCGGGTTATCCCAAATCTAAAGAAGGTAGATCCGTCGATGGAGAAGGCCCGGGCTCTCTTCCATTCCTTCATGTTCTCCGATCGCGTCATCAAAGAACGCCGTGCCGGAGGCCAGTGGATTGAACAGAATCCGGAGCCAGCAAGGGCCATGCTCGAGGAGCTCGTTAAATATCCGGAGCTATCCAGTTATCGGGCTCAGCTTCAATCGGCGACCGATGACGCTCTGTACGATCTGGCCGCTCAGATGATGCGGACGGCTCATGACCGCGGGCCCAGGTTTATCCGGGAAGTCGATAAGGCAATTGACCGGCTCGCCCTCGGAGTTGAGGGGGATGCGGTTGTCCATGCATTCAACGTTCGCGGGAAGCTCCTGAACCCTGGGGGTGTCACTCCTCAGCGCGCAGCTCAGATTATCTCGACCATCCGATCGCGACTCACGCCGGAGCAATTCGATGCCTTGAAAAAAGGCGCCGATGAATTCCGGGCCATGGTCTTTGATGTCACGCGCAAGGCTCATGATGAGGGATTAGTCTCCGATCGGACCTGGACTGAGATTGTTGAGCCGAACGCCGGCAACTACGTCCCGTATGCCGTTCTGGACTATTGGGAAGGCAAGGTTCCTGCAGTCGTTCCGCAAGCCGGCACAGCTCGCGACGTTGCGGACGTGGCGCTGGCAGCTCACATGAAGGTTGCCAGTCTCAATACCTGGAGGCAGAGCCAGAGGCAGATTAAACTGATTCAGCAAGCGTATCAGAATGGCGGCATCCCCGTTCTTCCTGGCCGAGCGCTCGAGCACTCCTCTGATATTGAGAAGGTGCGGAAAACTGCCGGGAAAGATGACATCAGCCGCGCGGTCATGTGGGTAAACGGTCGACCTCGGGTAATGGAATTTCCCAATGATCCGCACAAGGTAATTGAGGATGCCCTCTCGCATCCGGCTTTCTACCATCATCTGCAATTGCTCACGAGGTTGAATAAGATCACCCATAACTTAATGAGCATCTACACCACGTTCAGTCCAACTTTCATGGGGTACCGCAACCCCGTTAGGGACGTTCGGACCAGCGCAACCCGTATTGGATTCCGAGCGACCGCTGGCACGACGATGCAGGCGATTGAACTTGGTAAATTGGCTGCAAACTATGCTGAAGCTGCTTTCGGTGGGGAAATGAATCCCGTTATCCGGGATCTGGTCGAAAGAGAAGTACTCATGCCGCCCAGGCTTGCGACCTCCGTAGTCCGAGACCAACAGAACCTAACGGAACTTATCCAGAATGGCGCAATTCTGGCATTTCACGCGCGCCGGTTGAAAGGTGAAACCTGGAAGTGGTACCAAGGGGGGGAACCAGGGCGAAAAGCAACCCAGAAAGCTGAACAGGTTTTTGCCGCGTATGAGGCTTTTGCCAAGATCCAAGCGTACTTTTCTGCTAAGGCCAAAGGACTTTCTGAGGCTGAGTCGGAGGCTGTCGCGCGGATCGCCGGCATCCCCAATCCTGGGGTCATGGGCAAGTGGTCAACGCCGATGGAGGTTTTCCTGCCATGGTTCCGGGTTCACATCCAGGGGCTACGGGCTGATTTGGACGTCTTTCGGGATCCGAACCTGAATCGCGGTTTCATTACTCGTATCGCTTCCTTTGTTGTTCTTCCGCGCATTGCCAAGGTTGCCCTCGGAGCCGGTCTGGCGACCGGGCTCATCAAATCCCTCATCCCTGGCAAAGAGGATGACGATGATCTGGTCCTGGGCGAATTCTTCCGCCGTGTGAGTCCGTACAAGATGGCTCTCGACGATATTGTCCCGATTGCCTTCTACGATCCGAGGACTGGCAAGTACCATTACCTCTGGGAATTCAAGCACGGTAAGGACGTCCCGGAACACTACGAAGCGGTCTCCTGGCGGATTCCTGGCTCTGAGCAGGATAGAATTTGGGGTACTCTCACCTATCAGATGCTCTCCGGGCTTCCGATGACCAAAGAAGCGCTTAGCCGGCCTGGGAATGGGCTAGTGGAGAATATGGGCGCTTGGCTGCGGGATTATGCCGCTGTCGGGGTCAATCCGTTCTACGAAACCGGTCAGAACGTTTTCCAGGGGTCGATGTTGGGCAAGAATCCGGAGGATAGCTTTACTGGTCGACCAGCATTCAACCGGGAGTTCTTCGGCGCCGGTGGCAAGGAACGGGCTCAGGCGGTTGCTGGCTATACCATGCAGCGCTTCGGTGACGCCGGCTATCTTGCCGCCCTCTCCTCTGTGAACCTCCGGCTCCTCGATGAACGAGTCTTGAACGTGCTCCAGTCTAAGATGGACGGGGACAAGCAAGCTTTCGTGAAGCGGATACCGGTTCTCCGTTCCGTTTTCTCGTACGATAATTACGCCCGCTACCGGGCTGAGCGAAACGTGGAGATTGAGCAACAGGCTATCCGCGACCGTTCCAAGCTCGTGATGAGTCCCGAGGTTCACGCCATGTATCAGTACTACTGGCGGAACCAGGATCGGGAGAAGCAGATGGACCGGACTGAACTTCAGCGGTTCAATGTTGCGAAGGCCTGGGTGAATTCCGCCTGGGGCGACCTCAAAACTCCAGGAAGCCTTTACTCTAAGGCGGCTCACGCTGTCGGACCGGACGGCTCAGCCATGGCAAAAGAAACCGCGCGGAGAGACATCGATGCCATCTCGCGCGGTTACGTGCTCCGCTTCAAAGCAGTGAAATAAACCACAACCGAAAGGCTCGCTATGGCCTGCAAAAAGAAAAAAGGGAAGAAGCGAAAAGGCTACTGAGCCGCTTCATTCTCAGGCTTGGCCCGGACTCCCATTGCCTTCAGGACCTCCGGGCTGAGCTGTCTTTGGTACCGGACGCACAGGCGCCGGCCAAGGGCTGCTTGCCCAGGAGTCAGATTTCCTCGAGCTGCAAGCTGATGGCCAATCGTGGTGTCGACTTTGGAGAACCCCGCTCCGTCCAACGCTTGAGCTCCGTCACAGTACAAAGCCAATTGTCGAAGGCCGTTGTGGGCCGCAGCTATCTCGGTGGACGTCATGAGCAGTCCCTCCTCCTGGATTTCGGTCCGCTTCCCCAGTGGCTTTGCCGGAGCGAAAACTGGCTCCGCTGCCCAGGCGCCCGGGTCAATGTCCAAGGCTGCTTCGATGATTTCCTGTTTCTCGATCGTGGTCTTGATCATCTTGGCATCCATGGTGCCAGGGATAACATAATGCTTCACGAGCACGTTATCCTTCTGCCCGATACGATGGGCCCGGTCCTCCGCTTGGCTCATCTTTCCCGGGGCCCAGTCCTGTTCAGCAAACACAACTAAGTTAGCCGCGGTCAGAGTGAGGCCCTCGCCGCAAGCGCGAATGGAACCGAAAAATTGCCTGCACTTCGGATCTGTCTGGAACCTGTCACAAATCCCCTGGCGTTCTTCCGGAGGCGTCTCCCCGGTGATGAGAACCGAGCCAGGAAAAGCTTTGTGCAACGGCTCGAGCACGTCCCGGTGATGACCGAACACGAGAATTTTCGAGCATTCCTCCAGCTCATCCTGGAGCATGGGAATCATGGCTGGCACCTTGGCAACCGCGGTATCGTGTCGCACCTTGGCAATCTCTGTGAAGGCTACATGCGTGCTGGCCATTTTTTTAACGGCTTCCTTGAAAGCTGTGTCAGAGTCCGAGGCCCGGGCAACCTCCAGCTCTGCCTGGGCCGCGATTAAAGCTTGCTCATGCCGCTGATAGGCTTTGCGGTCCTGTTCGATGATTTCCTCCATGCCCTCCGTGTTCATTTCGACGACGCCCCGAGTCTTGGGAGGCAATTCCTTCAGTACGTCTTTCTTCAGGCGCCGGATCATGCACGTTTCGCGGAGGATCCGCTGTAGCTCCTCGAGGTTGCTGGCTCCGCTGGTGTCTAGGTGCCCGCTATCCTGATTCATGGCGCAATACCTCTTGGCAAAGCTCCAGAACGACCGCCAGCGCTTAGGGTCCAGGAAAAACAGGGTGCTCCAGATTTCCTCTGGACGGTTCTCAATCGGGGTTCCCGAAAGGGCGATTCGCCGCTTCGCCGGCAACGGAGGGATGATTTGCTCGCCGGCAGCTTGAGCTTTCTTGGTGGGAACGTAACCGATTACCGCCATGGCCCGCTTCGTGGTCCGGTTCTTGATGTTCGCCGACTCATCCAGGATTACCAGATCCCATTCCGCGGCTCGAAGGGAATGCGTGTGCTTGGTCAGCACGTCATAATTGATAATGACGACATCGGCATTCCGCGGCCAGTACTGCGCTTCGGCTATGCCAATCGTGAGTTTGTCCACAAGCCACTTCTCGAGCTCACGGCGCCAGTTCTCTTTGAGACTGGCTTTGGTGACTACCAGAACGCGCCGGATTTCCGGAATGCAGTTGATCACCCCTATCGCTTGCAGAGTTTTCCCGAGCCCCATTTCGTCAGCTATGTAGCAGCCGCCGCCTTGCGTCGAATCCATGCGGCTTTCATTTTCGCCCTCACTTGGGAAGGATGAGTTTTGCCGAAGAGCCAAGTTTTCTGTCCGTAGTTGTGATTTTTCGGTCCTAATTGAGCCAGCCTCATTTTGAGCTTCGTTGCCTTGGAGTGATGTTTCCCGAGCATTCCTACTCGTGTCCCCACACAGGCTATTGACATTTTTCGACGGGTTTCCGGGGAGCGCTTCATGCCGATCATGGCAAGACTGATTTTGATGCGTGTTGATTTTGGTAGGTGCTTCATAGCCGAAACAGTTCAGTGCAAATTTAACTCCTGCTTTTTGGAACGGGAAAAAAACGCAACCTGGAGGCGTTGGTATTTCGATTTCAGCATCAGCCGCGCGACTCGCCTTCAAGTTGGCTTCCCGCTTCGCTACGTCCTGTTCGTCCAGGTGTTGCCACCAACAGACCTGCCAAGCATCGGTTTGAAGGTTCTTAGTGACACTGAGGCCGCGGCTCTTGAGCTCATCCTTGTGTTGGGCCCAGAACGTCCAAAAGACTGAACCCTCCGGAGGCTCCGATTTTCGAAGGATACGGGGTCCGTACTTGGTTTGGACTTCGCGCGCTTCCCCCCAGGGGAGGAGAGTCTCGATCGCCGGCATTGGCACTGATGTGAGTGTGTTCATTGTTTCCTTTCCATGTTTGCTTGATGGAGGGCCGAAATCTCCCGCTCTTTGGCCCGGATGATGGCCTCGAGTCCGGTAGCGCTCATGGCAGGATCTCCTGCTGGCGCCATCCTGCACCCTCTTCCCAGGCCAGCCACCAGGAAATTTCAGGGTAGGTAGATGCTGCCACCTTCAGATTTTCGAATCCGCCGCGGAATGCGTGGGGGCCCTTCACTTCCCAGGCAAACTCCCTGCCTTCGTTCTTCAGCAAAGCCGTGAAGTCTGGCTTGTACCAGATACCATTTGCCAGCCGGTAGCGCTTCGCCTGGGCCCGGATGTGATAGTCTGGAAAGCAGCGCTGTAACCGGGCTTGGAATCGCTTCTCCAGCTCATTGAGGAGCGGCTTCGAATCCTGGCGCAAGCGCTTGGCCTTCTCGGTTACTTTTGATGCGACTACAGCCTCCGCGGACTCCAGGACCTTGCCCGCAACTTCGAGGTTCCGTTTCAATGTGCTGAGGCTCGCGCCCGGGAAGAGCTGCTTCAATTCCTCAATGGTAATCTGTCTCATACCTTCCATTCTGCGATGTCGTGTTTCAGTGTATAATGGCCGAGAGTTTTCATATTTCCTTTCCGACCTTCATGCGCCCTTCGGCAGAGCTGGTTAATCCACGCTCCAGAAGCTCCTCCATAGCTTGATCGATAGCTTCCCTGGCTGTCTGAGCGAACCCATCGACGCAAAGGACGCCTATCCCGCTCGTGTTGTGCAACCGATAACCTCTGCCACTGGATGATTTCCTCGCCGCCCAGGGTTGGCCGTTGGACTGTTTCTCGAGCCAGTCCAAGCGCTGTGTGTCTGTGATCACGTTATTTGGCCCAACGTTCCATTCACCCAGTTTGGCTAAGAGCCCGAGGAGTCGAGCTGCTTCGATTTCCTCGTGAACCCAATCATGATGCTGGAGGCATATCGCTGCCCAAAACTGTACCGCGTTGAGGAGCCAATGCCCAGGACCTCCCCGCCCGTAAATGTGATGAGGGGACTTATGCGCCGGCCTTTTGCAGCCTGGAAACTGGCAGAAGGGGTGCTCTTTGTGCCAGGGCGGTTTAAGTCTCTCGTACTCAATAAGGACAGTTTTCATTCTCGTACTGACTGGGCTTATACTCATATTAATTAGGATTTGACGTGTTTCCATCGCTTGCCTGAAATGACCTCAGACACCAAGCCAACTGCTAGAGAATACTTTCGAGCAAGGACATTGATACTGGCTTTTCGGCTCCATGGTCGATGCTCTGCTCTGATAATTCTAACCAAGGAATCGGCCAGTCAATAGTTTTCACATTGGTTGTTTGGATGGGTCTTGAATCATTTTCAGTTCGAGGAATGTTCGCGCCATGGAGATAGCGAAAGCGGTTCGTGCTCTTTGCACATGCTCACAGTGTTTCCGCGCAAGCACCGGGATTCCCGATTTCAGCAGTGGGCCAACTCTGAATTCAAAATCCTCACAGGAGCACCAGCCCGCTCCATCAAAAGCGGCTAAATCCACTCGATGTTTTATATTCCTTCTGCTTCGGCTTTGGACAAAATAGACCAGTAATTCACCTTCCAGTGAATCAACGCCAGGGCAGAGTGAGTTAAGGCGAATCATAGATATACCAGGGAGTCTCCCTCGAGGGGGCGGACTCCCGGGCATATTTGGGCAATCGGCATCAAAGCTTCTGTTCTTTTGCCGGGTGAGCCGACCACTGGCCGGCTTCCTCCCGGAGATGCTTCTCTTGATGAGCGCGCCAATGCCGATCGGGACGGATCCTAATCCTCCTTCCACATTTCGGGCATTGGCGTTTCGGGTAGCTCATTCCCCGGCCTCTTCCTCCTCCGTGCCGTCGATGTTTTTCACTTTGACGCCGACCTTGCCGTCTTTGATTTTGACCTCATGGTCCCCGTAGCGGTAGCTGGTCAAGCCGTGCTCGCGCATCTTCTCGACCAGGGTATCCCGGGCTTTGCACTCCTTAACCGTGTGCTCCATCCGGGTATCTCGCGCGTCGACGTACTTGTCTGCAGCGACGTCGATAGCCTTGATCCTGGGTTGCGCTACACCTTCCCCTTCAATGGCGGGAAGATCACCTTGTTTGGGTCTGGTCATTTTTACCTTTCTTGGTTGCTCCCGGAGTCCATCCCCGGGAAATTCTGTTGAGAGTTCGGAGGAGCGCTTCGCCGGAGGAGCTTGAGAATTTCCTCCATGCACTCGATTTCGTGCATCGCTCTAGCTCTTGTCATTTTGAGGTTTTGAACCTGATTCAGGTAAACGAAGTGTCTGAGTTTTAGCTCCCGCTCAGCGCACTTAATCAATTCATCGTGAGTTTTCATGACCAGTTCAGCTCAATGGTTTTGTCGTGGATCCGCCGGTACAAAGGTTCCTGGTACTCCTGGGAGAAGCTTTTCTTTGCCTCTTCGAGCGGAGCGTTGGCTGTGAACATCGTTGGCCGGCACATCCGGGCCCGCCCGTCGACCAGGGCGAAGAAAGCCTCCTCAGCCGCGGGAGTCTGCCGGCCTTTCCCCAGGTCATCGATAAACAGGATGTCCAGCCGGAGGAGAGCATTAATGAACTTCGGAAGGTTCCCTTCCCCGCTGGCAAGCGTGGTCATGTGCGTTCGAAGGTCCACATGGGCCCAGGCGCCGATACTTCGACCAGCTTGGAATTCATGCTCCAGCCGTTTGAACATGAACCGGGTTTTGCACTGGCCCGAGGGCGACCAGAGGTAAACCCCTTTCTCCCCATAGTTCCACGCCATGATCGTATCCAAATTATTGAACCGGCATCCCGGCTGTCTCCCATTCAACTCCTTCCTGAACTCCGGAGGGCAGATACCTTCCCAGGTCTTTAATCTCTCGAGCTGAACGCTCAGCAGCCGGTTAGACTGCTTCTTGCCGGCTACAAATTCGGCGCAACGATCATGAACCATCCCCGCAGCCGCCGCGCGGAGGAGAATCGCATCCAAATCCGGATCCAGCTCCGGAAGGGTAATCACAACTGGCCGCTGGCAAATCTTGCAGGGTACTTCGACTGTTTTCATAGTTCCCCCTCTCGCTTCATCGGCACGTCCCAATTCCCATCCTCCGGAGGTAACGGCTCCTCGACACCATCATGCGGATCCGCGCCTCGAGCTTTGCAGCCGGCGACCCATATATTCCAGTTCGCCAGGGCCTCCCGGTAGGTCAGCAACGGGACGCCAGGGAGCTTGTAGCTTATCTGCCCGGTTGGCTTCTGGCTGTAAATGGAGGTTGCCAGTCCCGAGGAGGGCGCCGGATAGACGGAGCGGAGCTTCTCCAGGTTGGCAAACATCGTTTGAAGGTTCGATGCTCGACCGCGGCTTGGAGGGAAAGTGTCCGCCGCGCAACACTGCGCGATCCTGATGACCTCGGAGGCTTCGATGGAGTGAAGGAGGGCATCCGCTGCCTGGAGCTCTTTTTGGACTTCCTTCAGCGTGCGTTTCTTTTTGTAGGTTGGAAATGCCTGCTCGAAATCGCGTACCAGGACTATGGCTTTGTCCCGCTTTTGGGGTTGGATGGGATCATCCGCAGTATTCTTCTTAGTATGTCCCTGTTCATCTATTGTACTTGTATTAGTGAGGGTACGGTTTTCGTACCGTGGTAGACCCGCTGGCGGGCATGACGACGGTACGGAATCCGTACCTGCGGTAATGCCGGTTTCCGACAATTTGGAGGCGAGTAATTCGAGGTTCAGCCAGTAGTAACTTTTCGGCGGCATTCCCTTTCTTTCGCTCGGTAAAAGGCCCTTGCAGAGCTCTCGGGCCATATCCAATTCATGACGGGTTAGACCTGTTTCAATTTGCCAGCTTTCGTATGTTTTATGCCATTTGTTGCCGACCCCTGCCTTCTCCTGATGGTACAAAGCCTGGGATAACAACAGAGCAGCCTTAATGGAACCGGTGATTTCCACAAAAACAGGGCGGAACGCGATTACCCTGAAATTTCTGAGCAGCATGGCAGGGGTCATGAATCTCTCCGGTAGGTGAACCGAAACTCCAGGATGGCATCTTTAACTCTAAGAATTTTCACTGCATCTTTAGAGGCCAGCGAGTTAAGTAGAATTATCTTTGGGCTGCGCGGTAGAAGTGTAGCGGTGTGTTTAACGCTCATAGAAAGTGGAATGACGCACCCTCCCCGCGGGAAGGGTTTCGGTTTTCCTTTAGAAAGGGTGCGTCTGGGGTTGTGGGGAGGTTAGAGGGAAACTATCCGGAACCCCTGGCGGGTGCTCAATGCTGAGTACGCCTTGGGATCGACGTCGACCAGGATCGACTGGTCGATGATTTTGGACTCGACCAGGGAGAGCATCCGGAGCGCTACATCCAGCTTCCGCTTGCCGTCCAACCGGCCTAGTTCATCCAGGATTACGAGTTTTGTCGGCGCCTCGTGACTGAGCGCGACCCCGAAGCCGGCCAGAGCCAAAAGCTCCTCCGTTCCGCTGAAGGCATCGAATGAAATCCAGGAGCCGATCGGCGCCTGACACCCCATTTGAACATCCTGATTACTCACACGCCGGCCTAAACCCCCGTCGACAAACTCAAGTGGGCTATTCAGAAGCGCATCCGTGAAGTGGCGCGCGGTCTTGAGGACCGTCCCGAAGGCTTTATTCACAAGTTTCTCTTGTTCCTCCTGGACGATCTTGATTACGGCCTTGTAGGTCTCCGCGCGACACTGGGCGAGGAGCATTTGCTGTTCGAGGGATTCTTTCCGACCGCGATCCTTTTGCCAAAGCTCGAAGCTGGTTTGCTTGGCCTCCAGTTCCGCGATCGTGGTTTTGAGGGCGGCGATCTTGATGGAGTTTGCGCCGGCAACCTTATCCCTCGCGGCTAGCTTCTCATCGACCTGGGCGATCAATTGCAACAGCCCGTTGAGCTGATTGATCAGCCCGCTCAACCTGATTACATCGGTGAAGGCCTTGCTCCAAGCCTGGAGCTTCTTCAGTTCCAGATCCTTTACTCGATACGATTCCTCGAGGAGCTCGCGCTCCTGCACCAGGGAGGCAGCTTTGGCGAGCAGCTTATCCATGGTTGGCTTCTTCCAGTTGGCTCGCTTGGCTCCGCATGTTGGGCAACAGTCGGATTTCTCGAGCTCCGCGATCCGTCCCTGGAGATCCTCCGCTGTCGTGAAAATCTCTTTGAGCCGATCGTTTGTCCCGTCCAGAGCCGCTACCAGCTCATCGATTTTGTCCATGGCCTCAGCATAGTCATCGTTCGACTGGCTCGATTCGCCCAGGATGTCCCTGGCCTTTTGCAGGTCGACGGCGTATTGCTCCGCGGTCTGGAACGACTTCAACCGGTTCGCGAGCATGTCCCGTTGTCCTTGCAGTCCCTCGATGGGACCTCCAAGCTCGACCTCCAGCCCGGTTAGCTGAGTCCGGGCCGCGGCGAGCTCCTGGCTGACATCCTTCTGGAATATCGGTGCTCCGTCCCCGCGGAAAGCAGCGAAGGCGCCTTGCGCTACTTTGGCTTCATCGCTTGCCGTTTTTTGGCGCACCTTCAGTCCGTCCAGGAGGAGAGCAATCCAGCTCGGAACCGTCACAACCTTGTTATTGTCCATCCACTCATTCACGATGCCAAGGATCCGCTCGCACTCTGTCAGGGGAGAAGCCTGGACCTCGGAGAGCCGGTTTTTGATGATGCTCGGAGAGAAGGTCTCCGGTTTGATGTCGCATGCCTGGAACACGGTTTGAATCTGTTCGGCGCCAGTCTTGGCAAAGAACAGTTTCGGTTCCATGAGGAGTTGAGGCATGGCGATGTCCGGGGAGGCGTTGCCGACCACCGAGACCTTGCCCGCGGCATCACGCTTCCATTGCCAGACGATTTTACGCCCATTCTCGAGTACGAGGTTGATCCCCATCGTGCCGGCCTGGGTTGGGTTCCCTGCCAGGGCATAGATACCACGCACCCCGAGGGGAGGAGGCAGGTAGCCGGTGAGGGCGAGTCGAACGGCCATCGGAATAGCCGTCTTATGATTGAAGTTGGCTCCCGTCACGAGCGTAACGGGCGCCAGCTCAATGTCCGCACTGTGGCCCTTAAAGTTCCGATAGGCCAAGTGTGTGATTCTCATTCATCAAAAGGGTTTTTGTCCCCAGGTTGGATGTTAGTCGCTTTCGGCTGTGGGATCGGAGGTTTGGGAGTTGGCCGGAAGGGCGGGTTCATCGGTTGCCGCTGAGGGCGCTGTTGCTGCATGGGCCGCTGTTGCTGCCGCGGGGCGAAGCCATGGGGGCCAGGAGGCTGGCGGGTTTGGGAGCTGATTTCCGCGGCTCGCACGCGAATTCCGCCGCATGATTTGCCGCGATACATGATCGTTGGGTCATTGAAGATTTCGACCTTCACCCGATGCGCCACCCAATCGGTAGTATCCTCGAGCCCGGTGCTCGCGGCGATGAGTTGGGCATTTGTGGTGTTGAGCACCATCGGCTTTTCGACCTCCTCAAACCAGATGACGCATTTCTCTTCTGGCGGCTGGTCGTCGGGCGCGACGTTCTCGACCGTCTCTCCGCAGATCGTTAATATGATCCCCTGGCCGCAGTCCTCTTTCTTGAGGAAACGGCTCTCTTTGAGCTGTGATATGTGCATGACTGTTCCTGTTCTTGTTTCTGTTCTTGGTGTGTCTGGATCCCTCAGCCGGCTAGGCGACGGGCCTAAGCCACTTCCGAAGCTTGCGGAAGGTGTTTACTGAGGAAATTCTTTGCTGCCGCGACGGCCTCGGCGGATTTCCCGCCTGGGTCGATGCTGATCGTGATCCCCATCTTCTCGCCGGCAAGCTTACCCGCGGCATCGAGCTGGCGCTCATAATAGAGCTGGCTTACGCGCATGAAACTGGCCTGCTTGGGCGCCGGAGCCTCATGGGCCGGGGCGCTGGCGATTGTCGGAGCTGGCGCTTGCGTCTGTGCTGCTGGCGCCTGGACTGGCGCGCGGGCAACTGTTGGCGCCGGCTTCGAGACCTGGGCCGGTGCTTGCGTGCCCATGAAAGCTTGGAACTCGTCATCCGTCATTACCGTTGCGCTCCGCGCTACCATCAGAAATTTAATCATTTGAACCTCGCCTTCTACCATCGCTTCCTCCTCGGCTACCCTCAGCCCGGTTGTGGTCCCGTTATCCTTCCGGTGCGCGACGAACCAGATCGGCGCCTGCTCATCTACCAGGGAGGGACTTATCGCATCATGATTGCCGATCTTCACGTCGATCACGCCGGTATCATCCTCGATACCGAGCGACTGAACCGAAATGGTTCCGTGTTCATTCACGGTTGGCTTGTAATCACCAACCATGCGGACTATGCCGCCAACCGCATCGATCGGGGACATTGGAGCAAGGGCGAGGACCTGAGCAATTTTGAGTGTATTCATAGGTTTTAAGTTGCCCTGGCGCACTCGTTGCGATGCGGATTCAGGCAGGCGAATCCACACGAGGCACGCCAGGGCTCTTGAGCAAAGAGTAAAACGCTGGCGCTGTGTCCTGTCAATCCGTATTGTGTACGGAAATGAATGTTTTTGTCGATACGGCATGGCAGAGCTCCGGCGACCGCGCGGCCATCAAGCGGCGAGGAGGCTCCATCTTCTGCCGGATGTGGAGCGAGGATCTGCCGGCCTTGCATACGCTGGCGCGCCGGTTGCACCTGGATCCGGCCTTGTACGTTGGCACTCCAGGCTTCGAGCATTACGAGCTCTCGATCGAGAATCGCCGGCTGGCCCTGGCGTTCGGCGCCGAAGAGCGGTCCACAAAGGACTGGACCAGTACGCGAAAACCCCTGGCCAAGTCGAAACCTGTGCCGGGGGCGGATGAGGAGGAGCGCTACTAGGTTTTATTGCGCTTCCTGTGTCGTCGTTTCGCGCACTTGGGACAATTGATTCTGGCAGATGACGCCGAATAGTTCCCCTCCGCAAGTCCACAGAGAGTCTTATTCTGGGCGGCGTTCAATGCATGGATTACAGGTGTTTCTTTCATTAGCGATCCTTCGGTTTTCTGAGGAGCTTGAGCCGCTCCGCTTCGCGCTGCCAGTTGTCCGCGGTTGCCTTGTGGCCCAGGCCGCGGAAGGCCTTGGCCAAGGTCCGCGCGGCTTGTTCCTGGTCCCAGACCCAAAGGTCCCAGGTGTCAGCGCTGTTTATGTCCTGGCGCCTCATTGGTTGCGGGATGGGGTGTCTGAGCTCATGTGCTTGATAAAGGCCTCAGCAGCTTCCTTGGATTCAAACCGGGCAAGCACCGTCCAGCCAGTTCGATAGTTACGGCTGCGGGGTTGTTTTACCTCCCATGCCTTCCTGGCAGAATGGTAGCTGATTCTAGTTTTCATGCCTCGTTCAGCTCCGAGAATTCGCATTCGGTGATAAATTCATGGTTTTTGGGCCTGGGCATGGATCCCAAGAATGGGGAAACCGAAGCACAAGCCAGCATTCTTTTTTAGGTTTTTTCATGGTTCAATCCCACCAGAGCCTCCAAGTTAGGTGCTTTCCGCCCAGGCAATCAGTTGTGACGGGCTGCAAGTGGTTTTCGTCCGCCATCAGGCACATGCCCAGGTAATCGCAGATATTATCAAACTCTTCCGGGGTCATGGCCTCAACCTCCATCGGTTGCATGGACTCGATCCGCATGCCGCCGCGGAACTCAATATAGACCGCATGCGATCCTTCCGCGGCGAGGTGGTACTCGAAAAGATCCGCGCCGTTGTTGGGGTTGCACCGGTTGTAGTAGGCCCGCGGGTTGAACTCCAGGAACTTTTCAATTGCTTCTCTGGGGTCAAAGTTATTGTAGCCCTGCATGAGGGTGAAGCATTGGATCAGGTCCGCGCAGTCCTCACACTTGACGTACCAGTCCAGATTCCCATGTTTGGCCATGAGCTGAGCCGCGGTATGGATCCCAGTCCCCGGGATGAGCTCGGGCCGGAGCTTCCACCTGGGATGATTGCGGTCCGCAAAGAAGGCGCCTAGCGTGGCGTGTATCTGCTCGCAAGTCGGATCAAAGACCCCCTTCTGCATCTGCTCTTCGACCGCCGCGGGCAAGCCTGGGCGTTTGTAAGCGTGCATATGAATTGCCACCCATCGAACGGCCTCCAGGAATTCCGGGCCGGCTACGGTCATCAGGTGCGGTTCGTCGCGGATCAGGGGATTAATCCCGCCATTGCATCTCCATCCGCCCAACAGATTCGGCATCGTTTGTATTTTCATAGTCCTGGATCCGCGTCAGAGGTTACGGTGAAGCCATCGAACGCCCCGCTATAATCGGGCTCGGGCTCGTAGTCTGGCTGGTTCAGCCGGCAGCGCTCGCGCGTTTCCGCGGTCAGAGCGCTTTCAGGGTACGCATGGGGATCCGTGCCCTGTTTCTGGTTTTTGTCTTTCATCGGTTCTTTCCTTTGTGTGTTCGGAGCTTGATTGCCCCTTGCTGGCGCCTCGGGAATGTCCTGGCGCCAGACAGGGACTAACTCAGCTCGCTTTCCTCGCATGCCTCGTACGCATCCGGATTCAGCGGCTCGGGCGGCAGTCCTTTGGATATTCGGTGAATCTGATTCCACCGGGCGAAACAGGAGCGGCAAAGCGGCTCTTTAATCCCGTTCACTCTGAGGGAGGGAACCTTTGCCGGGTTGTATCTGATAACGGCTCCGCATCCGCAGCATGAGCTTATTGCGATCGCGTATCCCATTAACCTCCGTCTCCACGTTCCCATGCGAGGTCGCCACCACTAACGTTTTCCCACTGCTCTTTGACGGCTTCGGAGGATCCTCCATCGGAATCCGCACCACAAGTTCACCGTTCTCAATCTTCGCTGTCATTTGTCTGTCTTTCCTTTGTTCGCGTACAGATCAAGCGCTCAGCCGTTCCGACCTCGCTTGTAACTCAACCCGCATCGCACCCCCATCCTACTCCCTCCATACTCCGACAGTCAACGGATTTCTTTTGCCCTTGCCCTTGCCCCTTCCCCTCCCCATCCTCCAACCGTGCCTCTCATCACGAAGGAAAACCGCGCTTGGTTCCGCGCCAAAGCCGAGGAGGCCAAAGCCCGCCTCAAAATCGAGCGCGTGAAACAAGCCGCCCAGGTCCAAGACTTCATCGGCTCCTGCCCCGCTTCCTGGTTGTCTGCCCTGGATCGGCAGCAAGTGATGCTTCAGTCCATGCTGGAGCGTGAGCTCTCGGGCCAAGGACCTCCCAACGGTCGCGCTGGTCGCATCCATGAGTTGCTCCAGTGCCAGACTCTCCTCATCGTGCAGCGGCAGAAGTTGACGGGGCAGGCGCCGGCCTCGCCGGCTCCGTCGACGGCCAAGCGTTCCGCCCAGGTTCGGCCCCTCGGTGCATCGGCGCCGGCTCCTGCAGTTGGCGCGCGACTCGAAGCGGATCCGCCTCCTCAGCCCGTCCCGGATCTGGACTGAGCTCTTCCTGGTCGTCGACCTGGGCGGGCATTGGCGCCTCGCCTTGCCTTGCCCTGGCGCGCGCCGTGCCTTCTCCCTTGTCATCCTGCCTCCCGTCGACCCGGCTTCACCTGGGCCAAGCCAGAGCCCTGCATAGCCAGAGCCCTGCACCCATCCTGCCTTTGTCTCTTGCCCTGGCCATGGCCCTGCACCTGGGCTACTCCCTGCCTTTGCCCTGGTCGTCATCACCTCCCCGACCACGAGCCCGACCCCGGCCATGGGCAGGCGCCGACAAGGAATCTCTTTCAGCCTGGGCAGGGGGGGGGCGGTGGCCGGGGGCGGGGGGCGAGCCGCGCCGTGCGCGGTATCATCTCAGCCCCGCTGTACCCTCAGTCCTGGAGACAGAGCAGCGCAAAAACTGGGGCATGGAAAAAGTTGGGGCCCATAAAAAAGGCATGGGAAAATCCAGGGAAAAGGGCAGGAATTGGGGAGGAGAGGGTAGAGAAAGGGCATGCTAGAAAAAGCTTGGGCTCTCAAAAATCCTGGGGGAAAAGTGCAAGTTTTGGTGGATGTCCGCTTTTGGGTGGAAGTAAAAGGCCCGGAGCTGTCTAGCGCAGCCCCGGGTTTGGTCAGGAAGGAACCCTACAATTCACGAACCGGGGGGAAGGTAATGGGGGGATGGGAAGGGGTCAAAGAGAAAAGCCCGGGGTTCATAATGATAATTCTCTTTGCTTGTCTTTGAGGCAGTACGGACTGAACCAGATTCTTTCTCGAGCGCGATTGGCTTTACCGCGTTCGGAGCGGCTGTAACCTCCGTGAGCTTTCCAGGTGACACACTCCCAGGATGCAGGCATTTTGTGTTCTCCCTCGTACCCGCAGAGAGCAATCCTCATTTTCGGGTTGTCGCCATGGGCAAGGGCCCATTCGCAGACTTCGGCAGAGACGTTATGGTCCTCGGAGTAGCAGCGCTCCCGGAGGTCCTGGGAATAGGGGGGATCGAGAAAGACTCCGGTTAAGCCGATATAGGTTGTGACGCTTGGGGTCAGGACTCGCTTCCAGTCCCCGCAACAGACGCGGACACGACGGAGGCGAGCGGCCAGGGTGTTGAGGTACTCGTAGAGCCCGATGGTCCATTGCACGCCATTACTGAGCATGCCGCGTTGGGAGCCGCTGCCATCGCCGGAGAGTTGTGGAGTCTGCCGGCTGAGAGACGGAGCAATGACACCAGAGCCTCCTCCGGCCCCTCCTCCCTGCCAGCGCCGATGAACGCCGATCCCCTGCCCGTTGCCGGTTCCGGAGAATCGCTTTTTGTGAACGCCTGGACTTCCTCCGCTCCCGGTTGCGAGCGGACGCTTCTGGGCAATCGTCAGACCCTGATCTCCTGTGAGTTGAGGGCGCCGTTTCTGGTCCACGCCGTAGCCGCCTTTGCCACATTGCTCTTTTCCCTGGCACCAGCCTGAGCCAATCCAGAGGCATTGACCCCAGACCCACCAGCCCGCGATCTTGGCATCATAGTAGTGAGGATCGGTCATGGTCTTTTCAGCATTGGCTCGGGCGACTTCAACGAGCCATTTGTGGCGGGCGTGAAGGTCGGCTTCATTGACTGGGGAATCAGCGTAGAATGCGACGGCATCGGGGTCGTACTGAAGAGCTCTCCAAAAGTTCGCGAGGTAGCAATCCAGATCATTGACGGTTTCAATACGCGGCTCATGTGGCCGGCCCAGGAGCACGGCGCCAGAGCCAAAGAACGGTTCATTGTAGCTGGAGACGTTGCCGAACCTGGACCAGACCAAACCGGCTACACGGCTTTTGCCGCCGAACCAGGGAAAAGGAGCGCGGAGTTTAGTCATGGGAGTTTGGGTTTGCTACAGTGTGGACATTGGCCGGCATAGCAGACCGGGCAGATGATTTTGCCAGGGTGGATTACTCCATCGAATTCGAGTTCGTAAAATCGGCGGTCAACACTTTTGTACCGCTTCTGATCGCCGCCATGGTAGAGAGCGCAGTAGATCCAGGCATTGGTACCAGCCATTCCTCGGGAAAGGGTGAGTTCTGTGATACGGGCTTTAACTTCTTCGCTCGTCATCCTCCTTTTTGCATCAGCAAGAACTTCAGCGGGACGGGGGTTAGAGTGGATTGTAGGATTTTAGTGATGCTCGCTCATAGGACCTTCATTATGGGTTTGACGATGCTCAGCTTTTGAGGCTGGAGCGGTTTGTTGAATGTGAGGATCTGCTGCCAAATCTTGCCGGTCCAGAGGAGGGCAAGGCGCTCGAGGAGGGTGAGTTTCCAGAGGCAGGTGATGCAGCCTTGCGGGTCGCTACGGTCGACGTAGGCCGGCAGCGGAAGGTACTCCTTCTGGTCTTTGGCGAAAACGGCAGTGGCTTCTTTGAAGTTTGAGATTTTCATAAGGATTTTGGTTTAGCGATCGTAGCAGGAGGGTCCGCCTTCGAAGGCCTGGATGGCTTTGCCCAGGCGCATCCGGGCATCCTCGAGATGCCGGTACGAGAGCATGATGTTTTCGCGGATTTCGGAGTGAGTCGCCGGCAGAAGGTTGATCTGTTCGACGTCAGAATGCCTCAAGAGCGCGCGAACGTTATTGGCGAGGGTGAGGGCTTGAAGCCGGAGGTCGTTACAGGATTCTTTGAATTCTTTTTCCATAGGGTTCTACTTGGTTTTGGGTTTGGGAACGAACCGGACAAAAACTTGTTTGCATCCGGCCTCATCAGAATCAGGCTTTAGACGGCGGATGAGCACGTAATCTGTGCCGGCAATTACCCGTCGAAGGCCGTCATACAGGAATGGATTTTTTGTTGGATCAGGCATGCCCAGGCGGCAGAGGCGATCGTAGAGCTGGAACCGGACCATTTTTGACGGTAGGAGCATGGGTTAAAATCGGGGAGGTCGCCGGTCCACTTCTCCTTCACCTTTCGGTTACTGTTCCGGTCGGAGCCTCCCCCTCATTTTGGAATGCGTTAGAGTGTGGTCCGCGAGATGAGCCGGGAGGTTTCAGTGTCCATATCCCGAAGAGCACCAGCGAAGCTCCGGAGCTTGTCTACGAGCTCGCTTGAGGGTGGCCGGATCTTCTCGCCAGCGCCAGGAGGCGCCTTGTCGGCGGTATCAGGCATAAGCGCCGGCTCAATCTTGTTCGCCAGGGCCCGGAGACTGTCGTCCAGGTGTTTGATGACATTTTGGAGGTCATCGAGAGCAACCGCGCATTCACTGATTTGCTCTGGTTCCGAGGACATTTGGTTACAGGGTCCGGGGAAGGATCTATCGATTTTTGGTTTCATTGGCTATTGGGATCTGCTGTTGGTTTTCGGTCGAGGAAACTGGAGTCGCCGTCAAGAGCGTCGGACAAATCAAGCTGAGAATTTTAACAGCTTCAACTTCGAACACCTTCAGGCGATTAGAAAAATCGCGATGCTGAATTACAAGAGCATGTATCTGGAGAGCCATCGTACAATCTCCTTGGCGAAAATCATCATGGTTCAGAACCCGTTCAATGGCGGCGAGGTCATTGTGCATTTGCGAGGCACAAGCAAGGGCCCGCTCCCGTTCAGGTGATTTTGCGGTGTTGGCATCCGGCAACGGGATCTTGTCCATCCTCAGAGCCCTTTCGACCCGTTCCCGAAATTTCGGCGTAAGCCAGAAGCCTTCTGAGTTTCCCGTTTCCGCAGCCTCCCGCGCGGAGGCTAGATTTTCGGACATCATATCCTCCAGGAGTCTCCGGAAAGTTTGGATCTGAGTGTCGGCTTTGATGAGGTCGAGCTCAGCGTTAATGCGGAGAACGTCGATGCAGGCGCCACACTCGCCGCCAAATTCTTCGAATTTATTGAGCTGAGGTACGTGCCGATGCCGCATGCATCGGCAGTAGAGAAGAGGCTCCTCACGGTCCTGGTTCTTCAGCGTATCGAGTGCCTGGGTGAGATTCTCCCTTTGGCTCTGAAGATTGAGAATCGTTTGCTTCTGCCGTTCCCATTGCTCAACCAGTTCCCGCGCGGAAGTGGTCAGCGCTATTCGTCCCCTATTGCATCGAAGGATGTCGGCGAGCTCGTTCTCAGTTTGAATGTGATCCGGCTGCATCATCACCAAACCATTGATCGTCTCTACTTGCCCTTTGATGATGCGCTCTGCGGCTTCAACCCGCTCGCGCTGGTCCATTTCCCGATCGATCGCTCTGCAAGTGTCCTCGTAGGCTTGGCTCCAGTACGGGGATTCCCTGGTAATCCGCTCTTTGGCGGTCTCTCTTGTGTTCTGAATGCTCGCGGTCGAAATCGCGGCGAGCTGCATCAGCCATTGTTCTCCGATGGTGTCTTTCCATTTCCTTAATGCCGCCGACGCGCAGTTGCGAGCGGTTGGATCTCCGTAATCCAGTTTCGCGCCGAGAGACTCATTGATCCCGTCCATCCATTTCTGATCGCGCCGGTTGGCTTCTGCGATCGCGGCGTCCCGTTCCCTGATAAGCGCTTCGATTCTCATTTTGTATTCCTTCTCGGACGAAGCGAAGCCAATTTCCTTTCTCAACATCTCCAGGTCGTACTCCTGTCCTGGATGATCCGGATGAGTGGCTAGAACATTAAATGGATCGGGTTTCCAACAGATGATTGTCCATCCGGCCTTATTGGCTTTTTCAAGCAATTCATCATTGGGTGTCTTCATATTTTGGGTGCGTTGAACAGTTGCTCGAGATACCGCTCGAGCTCGGGGTTTTTCTTGAGCGGTCTTTGAGTCCAAAGCCATGCGAGGTAGTGCGGGGGGACATCTCGGAGGAGAGTCCCTTGGTGCTTGCCGAAAGGCATAATCGAGTCCTCCGTGAGTGTGGGGCCTTCTGCCTTCGGAGTTTCATCGTCGTTGGTTGTGGCCTGGGGTTCCGGACGGTTCGCCGATCGGTGTTCGAATTCGGCGAGCACGGCCTCAACGGCATTGGCCACTTGTCGGAGCGTTTCGACGTCCAGCTCATGCAACCATTCGAGCAGTTTCGCGAGTTGGTCTGTGGTCATGGTCTGAATCTAAACTCGAAAAGCAGATAGGCCTTGCCCTCGCCGGCCTCCTGGTATCCGAGAATGTTTTTGGCCTGTTCGGGAGTTCTGACGTTTACGGTCTTGCCGTCGACTTTCACCTTTCCGATCGAGGTCCATTTCTGATCGGATTCGAGAGTCCATTCATGCCAGAGCTCGGGGCGAACCCGCCACTCAATGACGCGAGAGAGTTTTTTTCCTTTGGGGCGCATAGAAATAGAGCATGTAGTACTTGCAGCGTTTTCGCGTGCAGGTGTAAACCCGGCCTGAGCCATCGGGGAAGTTTCGATTACGAACGAACAGGGCTCTTTTTTTGCAAATCGGGCAATGCATCGTGTGTTCCAATTTCGCTTTCAGTATCCGTTGCCAATACGGATTCAACAAGCTAAATTTTCACTATCCGCATGCCTACGGATTTTCGACTATTTGAGGCATACCCGAAATCTGCAAGTGGCGCTAAAGCTGTAACTTGCGAAAAGTGCTCAGAGCACCTCAGCCACCTTGCGCTTAGAACGGCACGGAACTTGCGACGGTCCGAAAGCGTCAGTCCATGAAGGACAACCTTTGCGAGGAGTTTTGGCCCGGATTTTTGGAAATGGGCAGGTGGGATGCCGGCAGGTAAAACAGCGTCCAATGAGGGTCGAGAAAGTTTTCAAAGCGCTTTGGCTCCGCGGGCCGCGCCCTCAGCAATGGCGCCCATGGTCGCGGCATCAGGACTGGTTTTTTGCATCTCGAGAGAAAACTCAAATCCGTTCTGGTCCTGGGTCCGGACCTTCACGCCTTCGCTAATCCAAAGGAACCGGCTTGAGCGGATGGTGAGGGTCGAACCGTCTGGAAGAGTGCGCGTGCCGGAAGTGACGGCGCACCCGCCGCAGAGCGCGGCGAGTGCGATGAAGGAGAGAAGCCCTTTCATAGACCCGGTTTGCCGGCATCCTTGAGCGCGAGGTCGATGCTCTCGTAAAAGAGCTCACAGACTGCGATCGACCAATGCTCATCGGGGATCCCCGCCGTAGTCCGGTCCTCAAGGAAGATTTTGTAGAGCGCGATCGCAGCGTTCTTCGCGTCGATGGCCTCGGGCGGCATCTTGGTCTGAAGCTGCATCGTCGCTTCGTTGATCGTGCTAATCAGGTAAGCGGAAGAGAAGGTTTTGGTTTCCGCCATTTCGCGGAACACTCTTCCGATGGCGCGCGCGTAACCGGCGATTTCATCCGCGTGGTCTGGCGAGCGAATGATAGCGCGGCGAAGGGCCGATGAAACGGCTGGCACCAGTGCATCCTTGGCCCTTTCGAGCTTCAGAAAGTCCAAAGTGGTCGTCACGTTAGTACCATTGTTCACGGTTTTGCATCCGGTCGTTCCGACTGGAAGCAGGTAAAGGCAGATGGCCAGGAACGGCATGGCTGCGATGTAGAGGATAGGTTGTATGTACTTTTTCATGTGTTTTCTTGTTGGTTTGACTGTCTCGTGAGTATAAGCCATTTCCAGGCATCTTCACGAGCTTCTTTGAGCTCTTCCGGATATGGCTCAAAATCCTGGCAAAGGATTCCCAGGCGTTCCTCGCGCCGGTAGCTCATCTCTTCCGCGATTTCCCGGAGGGTCATTTGGCGGTTTCGAGGATGCGCTTGCAGTTGGAGCAAAGCAGGCGGGCCTTGCACATGGCTTTGGTGAGAACTTCGAGATTGCACCGGGAGCCGGCCAGTCTCGAGACCGACCATTCCCCGGGAGCCGGGGCCGCGAATTCCATTACCTCAGCGGGGAAGATTTGGCCGCATTTTTTGCATGGGTGACTCGCTTTGAAGCTCCAAACGTATTCCATGTTGCGCCGGTAACCGTCTGCCCGGACTTCCGCGGGAGTTTTGGGTGTTTGGGGTTGGGATTTTTTCTTCACGAGCCGACCATAACGGGAAATGTCTTGCAGCGCAATCCGTTTCCATACAGATTCAAACCGATGAACACACTTGCTGTTTCAAAACCATCCATCACACCGGTTCAACGCGCGGCCATTGAGGCTGAAATCATAGATGACCTGATTTACTGGAAAAAATCCGAAGATAAGCGTCATGACGCTATTCCGATAGCCAGGGCGGCTATCTTGCGGGCCAAAGAGCTCAAAATTTGGGAGTCCAAATTCACCGATTTCAAAACGTGGCTCGCTGAGGAGTGCGAGATAACGGAAGCCTGGGCGTACAAGCTCATGAATTCGGCGAAAATGCTCCAGGACATCAAAAAGATTGCTGGCGAGCAAAAACGGTTGGATCCCTTGAATGAACCGGAGAACAAACAGGCACTCGAACAGATTTCTGAGAGAGCGGCTGATGAGCTGAAGAAATTGCCGACCGCGAAAGCGGCCATGGCGGCACTGAACGCTCTCCAGAAGAAGAAGGGGCAGGTTCCGACCGTATCCGAAATCAAAAAGGAGATCGTCGCTTTGATTCCTCCGGAGGAAAGGCAACCTCCTCGGGCGACACCTTCAAAGCAGCATCCAATCCTGCTTGCGTTCGATCAGGAATGGGAGCTGATCAAGCTGGATGTCGACAAATTCAAGATTAAGCCCGAGATGGTCTATACCCGGTTGCGGGTTGCCGTCGAAGATGCCCTATGACAGAAAAGGAATATCCGGAGCCTCCAGAAGCAAACGCCTGTGGCGGCTATTATTGTTCTGAGGAGCATGGGCACATAGATTGCACGAAGCATGAAGATCCGGCTTTGGTTCATCCGCGAGACAGAGAAAGCACGGCTTTACTGCAAATTTCCACCGCCAGAGGATCTGGTCCCGGGGGATTGTATTTGGATCCCTCGGAGCATCGTCGAGCACACCACGAAGCGAGGCATCGAACACGAGGTAGAGCTGCCTGATTGGTTCATCGAGAAATCCGGCTTGTGAAACGCAAATATGGAGCTGAATGGCCGGATGAGGCGGATGATCTTCAGATAGAGCTTGGCTGTATTTCCATGGGCGGGCAGTGGGAGAGCCCGGATGGCTTTGTCCTGGGCGCCGGCCTGTACGAGCACTATTGCAGGGCATGGGTCCTGATGTGGCCGGAGGATGATGAGCACCGATGGTCTAAGCTTTCCCTCCGTCGTTTCTGCGAGAACGAAATCAACGTCCTGATGGGCCCAGGGGATTCGAACAAAACCTATGTGATGAGCAAATTTGTGCTCACGCATTGGTGGGCCGATCCGCTCAAGCGGCTTTGGCTTTGCTCGAGCACCGATCGCCGCGGGGCCGAGCTCCGGATCTGGGGCAAAATCAAAGAATTCTTCAACCGGGCCCGCGCGCGGTATCCATATCTCCAGGGCCGCGTACTCGAGAGCAAGGGGTGTATCACCCCGGATGAGATTTCGGAGGACCAGTCGGAGGCGCGGCTCCTCACTCGCGGCATCATATTCATTCCCTGCAAGCAAGGAAACACTTGGCTAGGCCTGGGGCCCTATGCCGGCATCAAGCCTCCCGCGGATGGCTTCCTGGGGCATGCCGGGGATGAGGTCTCGCTCATGGCGCCTTCGTTCCTGGACGCGTACGCCAACTGGTACGGAAAAGCCAACTTCAAGGGCCTGTTGACGGGAAATCCCGGTGACCTGGAGGATCCGCTCTGCACGGCAGCGGAGCCGATCGACGGTTGGGAGACCTGGACCGATGATGAGAAAACCCAGGAGTGGAAGAGCAAGTTCTACAATGCTCACGTCATCGCCTTCGATGGCCGGGACACTCCCAACAACGATTTTCCGTACGTTGGGGACAAGCCGCGTTACCCCTATCTCATCGGGAAGAAAAAACTGGAGAGTGTCGAGAAGCAGTACGGGCAGAACGATTGGCATTGGTGGAATCAATGCGTAGGGAAGCCGCAAACTAGCGTGCAGTCCCGGAGGGTCATCACGCGGCAAATCGTGAATTCCAACGGGGCTCAGGATGGAGTGATTTGGGGTTCGGTCGACAAGATCACGAAGATTGTATCTCTGGACGCGGCTTATGGTGGAGTCGGCGGCGATCGTTGCATCCTCCGGATGAATGAGTTTGGCCAGGACGTTGAGGGGAATGAAATTTTCGCGGCGAGTCCGCCGGTACCGGTACCAGTCAGCATCCGGCATCCGGAGCCTCCGGAGAACCAGATCGCGAGCTTCTGTAAATCGTTTTGTGAGATAAGCGCGGTTCCTCCGGAGCAATTCTTCTTCGATGGTCGAGGCACTCTGGCGGTGACTCTGGCCCAGGTTTGGAGCCCGCTCGTAAACGTGGTCGACTTCGGCGGTCCGCCGACTACCCGGCCTGTCAGCAATGACGAATTTGTCTGGGACGGGGACAACAAGGGCAAGCGGCTCAAGCGCTGTGACGAAGAGTACTTCAATTTCGTGACCGAGCTATGGTTTGCCGTCTATTATCTGATCGTCTGCAAACAGATGCGCCGGCTGGACCGCGAGACAGCCAGGGAAGGTTACCAGCGCACCTGGAGCTATGGCTCCGCGGCCATGCGCCGAAGCCGGAAACAGGTTGAGCCAAAGAGCGACATGAAGGAGCGCACGAAGCAGAGCCCGGACTTATTCGATTGCCTCGTGATCGGAGTCGAGGGCGCTCGCCGGCTTGGATTTCAAATCGCGATGCTGAAGGGATTTCTTCAGCCGAATGCTTCGACGGTCGATAAGTGGTTGGAAAACGAGCTTGCCAAACAGAAGCGGTTCCTTCAACGCTCTGAGCTTAATTATGCGGCTACTCCTCACTGAACGACATCCCGGCAGAGGCAAAGGCATAGGCTGTGGATTCAAGCGCGGGGTGCCTTTGCCGATGTTTGAGCGCAAGCAACGGTTCTGGTCCTTCGTTAAGATCCGATCTTCGGATGAGTGTTGGCCATGGAAGGGGCTAATCGATAAAGAAACTGGTTATGGTCGATTTGCCTGGGATCGACGAGTAAATTCCGCTCATCGCTTTGCTTGGATTTCTGTGAATGGTCCGATTCCTCCTGGCTATCAGGTATGCCATCACTGCGACAATCGGATTTGCCAAAATCCATCGCATCTTTTTTTGGGAACAAACGCTGACAATGTGCGTGACATGGTTCGGAAAGGAAGAAATTCAGTTCCTCCAGTTCGGGCAAAGCAGACACCAAATCGCGTGCTTCAAATCAGGGCGCTACGGATTCGCGGTAGAAAACTCAGAGAGATTGCTGAGCATTTCTCTTGTTCAATGAAAATGGTAGAAGCAGCACTTTACAAATGGAGATCGATTCTATGAATGCATCAGATTTTAACCGGCACGCATTCCCCGCGGGAGGGTGGCAGTTTATCCAGCAACAGACCGGCTGGCGGGCGCCGAGCCCGGTATCCAGCACATTCGACCAGACTTGCCTCCTCATCCGATCGCATCGGAGCGCGAACCCTGCAATCGTGGCCAAGCACAAACTTTCGCTCAACATTGCCGACATCGGGAACGAGCTCGAGGCTTACAACCGAAAGAGGCTCAACATTCCAGCCGCTCCTTCGCTCCCAAAATCTCAGCTCCTATCAAGCTCGCCAAGCTTGGTAGGAGCTGCTGCGGTGGGTGACCGCAATTCAGTGGCGTTCGGAATCAAGCGCTCCGCTCAGGGCTCAGCGGTCGTCTATGACTGGCTCTCCAGCGGAGGTATTCCTGTTGCCCAGGAGCTCGCCAATAAGCGGGCGGAAATCTGCGTGAAGTGTCCGCAAAACATTCCTGGGAGCTGGTACACCGTCGCGCCTGGGGAAGTGATTCGCGAAATCCTTTCCATGCGCTCTGACCTGAAGCTGGCGACTCCCTTCGATGACCGGCTGAAGTCTTGCAACGTGTGCAAGTGCCTGAATCGGCTCAAGGTCTGGTGTCCGATGGAGCATATCCAGTCTCACACCAAGGTTGAGATAATGGCCGAGTTTCCCTCTCACTGCTGGATTGCCCGGAAAGACTCTTGAGGATTGTCCTGGCCTATATCTGTGTATCTCGAGCTGAGCGCTCAGCCGATTTAGCCGCTCGCTTCGTTTCGAGCTATCTCGAATTCCCTCCTGGCGTCAATCATGAGTCCCTGGTCATCTGTAATGGTGGGGTTCCTCCGACTGCGCTTGGCCTGATCTTCTCTTCGCTGCCATGGCCGCGGCTCTGGCCGCGCCAGAATGATTCCGGTTGGGATGTCTCCGGATTCATGCACGCCGCCCAGACAATTTGCTCTTCCTATGACCTGATGCTCTGCCTGGGCGAGAGCGTTTATTTTCACCGGGCCGGATGGCTCAAACGGTTGGTGGAAGCCTGGGAAGAGTCCGGTCCGGGAATGTACGGACCTTTCGGGAGCTTCTGCCGGCGAGCGCACCTTCAAACAACGGCCTTCTGTGTGGCGCCGGAAATGTTCAACTGGTATCGGGAGCCGGTCCGCGGTAAGAAAGCGCGGTACGACTTCGAGCACGGAGAGAACGCTTTCTGGAGGATGATTCAGGGCCGCGGCAAACCGGTAAGAATGGTGACCTGGGACGGAGTTTGGAAGCCGCGCGAATGGAGGTTCCCGGAAAACATCCTCTGGAGAGGGGATCAGAGCAATTGCCTTCTTCGGTCGAATCACACTGACAACTGGGATCAGGCTCAGCAAGCCCGCAAGACTCGCTGGTCGACTTGCGCCGATTCAGCCTTCAAATGACCACTCCGACTATAGTTTATATCTACCCGTCGACCGCGGGGCCTCAGCATACCGCCCTTGCGCTCCGCTTCATTGAAACTTACAACGTCTATCCTCCTGGAATCGACCATCGAACGATCGTCGTTCTGAACGGAGGCAAGCCCACAACGGAGATTAAGCTCATGTTCGCTTCGGTCCGGAACGTGACCTTGCTCGAGCATGATGATTCCGGTTGGGACATTGGAGGGTACCAGCTCGCTTCGCTCAGGTTCCCGGCTGAGATGATGGTTTTCTTTGGAGGTTCAACCCATTTCCTACGCCAGGGCTGGCTTCTCCGGATGGCAAGCGTGTTCAATCAGTATGGGCCTGGGCTTTACGGAGCAACGGCGAACCGCGGGGATCCCGGGGTCCGGGTCGAGCCGCACATCCGGACAACCGCCTTTTGGGTTCCGTCCAAATTCATGAATGAATACCCGATGAGGGTCATCAGGAACGATCAGCGTTATCCGTTCGAGCACGGCAAGGGCTGCTTCACGAGCTGGATCATAAAGAAAGGCCTGAAGCCTTGGCTGGTGACCTGGAGGGGCGTCTATGCATGGGCTGACTGGGATGTTGGTCAGGATGGCTTCTACGGAGTCCACCGGATCAATCGGATCTGTCCGAATGTTGCGAATCTTCTCGTAGGGGATCGGTTGACTGGAACATGAAAATTGCAATTTTCTATCACTGCCTTTTCTACCTGGGCACTCCTCCAGAGCTGCTCGATCACGGCTGCGAAATCGTCCACATGCAGATGACGCGGATGAAGAGAACCGGGCTGATCGATGCCGCCTCAGAAATCATCATCGGGATCAATGGCGGCGAGGAGAGCGCTCCGATCGGAAATCTGTTCCTGCCAAACAAAGCGACAAAGCTTTACCATGGCTTGAAAACCCGCAATGAGTGCAGGACCATTGTAGCTATGGAGGATTGGGTTAAAACGCACCCAGAATGGTACGTCCTGTATCTGCACGCGAAGGGTTCGACTCACAAAAAGAATGCTCCGTATCAGGGCACGGTGATCCCCTGGCGCGAGGGGATGATGCATGCCGTCGTCGACAACTGGAGGCAATGCGTTGCCGACCTGGATGCCGGTTTCGAATCAGTAGGGCGTCAATGGATGTCTGGCCCGGGGATGCCCGGGAACCAATCTATTTGGGCTGGAAATTTCTGGTGGGCCAAAGCCTCTTTCCTTGCAACATTGCCCTCGATCATGCAAACAGACCGCGTGAAGCTCTCCGGAATCGATTCGGTTGAAAGCCGCTATGAGGCTGAAGTCTGGATCGGGAACGGGCCGCGGCTTCCCAAAGTGCGTGATTATATCGTGAATCCAATCAGATGAAGAAAATCATCGTTTTTTATCACTGTGCTTTCTGGTTTCCGACTGAAATCCATGGAGCTCCCCCTGGCCTTCGACCTACTGCCGTCGAGATCATCACAAACCAAATGGCCCATTTGGCAGGCTATGGATTGTACGAAGCCGCCTCCGAAATAATTGTTGGGGTGAATGGCGGTGAGGAGTGCCGGCAGGTGGCTTCTCAAATCCTCCCGCAAAAGGCGACAGTAAAGTTTCATGGGCTGGAATCGAAATCTGAGACTCCTACAGTCGTTCTCCTAGAGCGGCGAGTCCGCCAGGAACCCGATGCTTACTTCTTCTATTTTCACAGCAAAGGGGTAACTCACACAGACCCCGTGTACGTCGAGTTTGTCAGTCGATGGAGAGGTTGCATGATGCTGAACCTTGTTGATTACTGGCAGAAGTGCGTAGCCGCTTTGGATGAAGGTTACGATTCTGCCGGTTGTCACTGGATGACGAACATGCCTCCTCCCTCAGACATGGATTCAATTTGGGGAGGGAATTTTTGGTGGGCTACAGGAAAATTCCTCAGCACACTCCCGCCGATCATGGAACGGCCCCTGATCAAAGAGCATGGGGTCATGGCTCCGATCGCTAGGTATGAATCTGAACGGTGGATGGGAACCGGGCCGAGGTTGCCAAAGGTGATGGATTATCACATTAACGGAATAGGCTCTTGCCAATGAAAACACTGGACGAAATCGCAATTAAATTCGGGACCGACAAGGCTACTCAGCACATCGGAGGCTCTCACGGTTACTGCCCGCATTACGATCGGATCTTCACCCCCATCCGCGAGAGTGAAATCAAACTGGTTGAAATCGGAGTCGGCGGGGGAGAGTCCATTCAGACTTGGATTGAGTATTTCAGTTCAGGGCACATTTACGGCATCGACATCACTCGAAACACTAATCCCTGGAACACTGCGGGCGCTCCAACTCATCCTCGCTACACCTTCACCCATGGGGATCAAGGGGACGCTACGTGGTGGCCGCACTTTTTTGCAAACTGCGGGGAAGGTTGGGACGTCGTGATCGATGACGGTAGCCACTACGCGAAGGACGTTATCGCCAGTTGGGGAGCAATGTGGCCTAAAGTTCGATCTGGAGGGTTTTACTGTATTGAGGATCTGGCCGTTGCCTATGGTGGCCATCCCTTCACGGCTCCCGGGGTCCAGAATCACATGGACTTCATCCGAGATCGGCTGGATGACATCAACCGCTCTGCCGGGATCCGATCGCTGGTGTTTACAAAGGAGCTGGCCATTTTCCAGAAGGAGTAGAGACTCAGGATTAAGAGAAAGGCATATCTTGAAATTCGATTCAGCCGCCAAAGTGCAGGAAGTCTGTTGGAGGATGCGGGAAATTGAGCTGGAACGCTCCACCAACAGGATGATTTTGCAGAAGCAGTTCAATGGAGATCCCCCCTTCGATGAAGCAACCGCGGAAGAAAATGGCGTCACGATTAATCGTAACTTTCTCAAAGGAGTGCAGGTTTTGGCCGATGCTCGCCGGCAGTGGAACCAAGCCTTCCTCTCCACACCGCACTATTACGCACTCAAAACCGATTCCGGGCCGGTCCACAAAAGGGAAGCCTGGGGGAGCACAGTCACAACCCAGGTGAGTAAGCTCCTCAAGCGGTCGCGGGGGATGATTGAACAGAGCCGCGCGACGGGCGCCAACGTCATCCTCCATGGAATCGCTCCGGTTACCTGGAAAGACCGGAAAGCTCCACTCCCGGTTGTCCTGCCCGTCGATTCCGTTTACATCCCGACTCAGACGGAAATCGATTTCGAGAATCTGCCCTATTTCGCGCTTTATCGGGAGCTCACCCCGTTCCAGCTCTCCTCGTTGGTCGAAAAGGAGAAAAACCCTGGCTGGAATAAGAAGCTTGCGAAGCTGCTCATCAAGCGAAAGCTCGCCGAGGATAGTAAGGACGCTTCAGCCTACACGGAAATCAGTGCGGAGCGGGTCGAAGAAATCATCAAGCAGGATGGCGGCTATTGGGACTCGGACGCGGTTCCGACCATTGACTGCCTCGATTTCTACTTCCGCGAAGGGGAGGACGGGGAAGGCTGGTACCGGCGGATAGTTCTGGACTGGGATTCTGAGACCATTGCCGGAGGGGATCGGCCTGAACGCTCCTGGGGTAAAGAGGATTCCGAAACGGATCCGGACAAGAATTTCCTCTATAGCTCCGGGAGCCGGCCATACTGCGATTTTCTGAGCGAAGTGCTCCACGTCCAGTTTGGCGATTGCTCCGCTTACGCTCCGTTCAAATATCATTCGGTCCGCTCCCTCGGTTGGCTGCTCTGGGGAGTCTGTGACCTCATGAACCGGATGGAATGCCGTTTCTTCGAGGCCGTCTTTGAAAATCTCATGTGGTTTTTTCGCGCCTCCGGAGAGAACGACATGAACCGGCTGAAGAAAGCTGTCTTTCAGCACATGGGCGTGATTCCAAACGGGGTGAATTTCATCCCTGCCCAGGATCGGTTCGTGCCCAATGCTCCGCTAATCGATCAGGCTCGAGGCTCTCTCCGATCGCAGATTGCCGAGACAGCCGCAAGCTACACGCATGATTTCGACAAGGGCGAGACCTCCCGGGAGCTGACCGCAACGGAGACCATGGCCCGGGTAAACTCAATCAATGCCCTCCTGGCCGGGATGATGACCCTGGCTTACAACTACGAGGAGTTTAAGTACTCCGAAATCACTCGCCGCATTATGGATGAGGATCATCCGCAATCCGTCAAAATCCGTGAAGCGTGCATGAGGGAAGGGGTCCCCGAAAACAGGCTGAAATCCGAATACTGGCAGTCGGTCGCTGAACGGGTCATTGGCGCCGGCAACAAAACGGTCGAAATGGCCGCAGTGTCATTCCTTCAGAGCATCCGCGCGAACCTGCCTCCTCAGAGTCAGCGCAAGGTCGACCATATTTCGATCCGCGCGGTGACAGACCAACCTGACCTCGCCGATGATCTCGCGCCATTGGAAGAGGAGAAGGCGAGCCAGTCCACCCAGGATGCCGAACGCGCAACAAGCCGCCTCCTGATGGGTTTACAGCTCACTCCTACGCCGGCCATGGTTCCGGAAGATTACGTGGTTGTCTGGCTCAAGGACCTCGCTCAGACCGTTGAGAAAGCTGTGGCTACGGGCATGGCTTCGATCGTGGAAATCGGCGGGATGAAGAACCTTGCTTCTCATATCGGCGCATTCCTCGAGCAAATGGGCCAGAACCCAACTGAGAAGCCCAAGGTGACTCAGTACCTGTCTGCCCTTGGTCAAATCATGAATCACGTTAAGGCTCTCGAGAAGCAGGCAATGGAACAAGCCCAGGCCGCGAGTGCTGGAGGCAACGGCGAAGCTGCCGCGGAAGTGCAGAAGCTCCAGGCCCAGGCCGCGGCGGATGCTCAGAAGCAGGAAGCCGCCAAACAGAGCCACGCGCAAAAGACCGCGCAACGTCAAGTCCAGTTCGAGATGGAACAGAACCGGAAGGATCAGGAAAACCAAGCCGCGATCCAGCGCCAGAACGAACAGGCCGCGGCCAACATCGCCGCGCAGCAAGTTGAGACTGCCGCGAAAGCAGCAGCCCAGGCAAGAGAACAGCAAAACCAACCCCAAAAAGAAGAGTGAATGCAAAAGAAGCGTTTCTCAAGGGCCCGCACCGGGCCCCATTCGAACAGCTCGTACTGAACGAGCATTTCCAGCCGGCCATGGAGGCAGCGCTCCTGGCCTTAGTTCAAGAGCAAAATCCCAATGCGGGAGTGAATGACTCCTGGGATGCTCACTCGCAGCTTGTCGGCGCCAGGAGGTTCATCGAGATCCTCGAAGCGCTGCACAAGCCTGAAACGGTTACGAAAATCCCAAGATTCCCAAACCTCAAAACCCCAAGTCTGTAAAATATGGCACGAGCAGCAGCAGCTCCTCCAGTACCGGCAGCAACGCCTCCCGCGCCAGCGCCGGCCAAAATAGCAGCTCCACCTAAACCCGTTGACACACCCATCGATGAATCACTCTACAGTGCGGAAATTGACGCCTTGGATAGTGGCTCGCCGCCTCCGAAGCCTTCTCCTCAGCCCGGGAAGTCTGGCAAGGTCGAACTTGAACCGGATCCAGAACTTGATCCGACTCCTCCGGAAGAGGGCGGTGAAGGTGGGGAAAAAGGTACGAATGAGGAAATCGACGACCTCGACGAAATCCCGACTGAAGAGCCGCCCAAGGCCGGCAAGGCGCCGGAAGGCGAAAAGGTTCCTACGCGCGCGCGGGATCTCAAAGTCGTTTACGAGCAGGTCAAAGCCGAAAAGAAAACGCTCGAAACCAAGCTCACGGAAGTAACCGCTGAGGTTGAGCGGCTCCGTAAAGGAAATCCCGAGGAGGTTAAGGTTCTCACCAAGCGGCTCGAGGAAGCAGAAGCCAGCCGCAAGGCCGTGGAATCGGAGCTTCGTTACGTGAACTATCAGAAGCATCCCGAGTTTGTCGAAAAGTACCAGAAGCCCTATATCGAAGCCTGGAATAGCGCCTTAGCCGACATTGCCGAGCTCACCATCCAGGAGGAAGGCCAGCAAGAGCGGCCAGCGACGGAAAAGGATCTTCTGGTCCTGGCGAACATGCCTTACGGCCAAGCAGCCATTAAGGCGGAACAGCTCTTTGGCCCGGTTGCGGCCACTCAGATGATGGCTCATCGGAAGAACATCATCGAATTGAGCCGCGCGCAGAGCAAAGCTCTGGAGGAAAGCAAAAAGAGCGCTGAGGAGCACGATAAGCTCCGGCAGGTGGAAGAGCGGCAGACTAACGAGCGGCTCTCGAAAATGTGGAATGACGAAAAGGCCAGCTACGAAACTCGGTTCCCGAAGTGGTCCAAGCCCGTTGAGGGTGACGAAGAGGGAAACAAAGTTTTCGAGCGGGGAATGGAGGACGTCGATCGTTTCTTCAAGGATACCGAGATGACTCCGGAAGAGCGGATCAAGCTCCACGTGAAGATCCGGGCCAAGGCCGCGAACCATGACCGGCTCGCGCTCCGGCTCAAACGCCTGACCGCCAAATTGGCTGAGGTTAAGAAATCCCTCGAAGAGTACGAGGGAGCCGAGCCACCGGGCGGACGCACACGGCGGGCCGGGGGTAAACCTTCTGGCGACGTATTCGAAACTGCAGCCGCGGAAATTGAGGCTCTGGACGAACGATGAGAACGGATCAATTTGGGCGTTTCCTCGCTCAGGTTGCGTTCAGGAATGCCACTCCCTCACAGATGCCTTCATTCATGAAAATGAGACCAAAACAGGGGCAAGTCCTGGTAGAGCTCCTGCCAGTGCCGAACATGACTCCCGGGGGACTCACCATCCCCGACAACGCAGCCAGAAGAGACAAGATCGGGCGAGAGCCGGCCAGGGAGGCAATCGTTCGCTCTATTGGTGTCTGGCCAACCACGAAAAAAGGCATTCCACTTCCCTACGAGGTTCTGCCAGGGAACCGGGTCGCCGTCGATCCAGTTCTGGGAGTGCCGGTCATGGAGCATCCTAAGGTGCTCCGGATCTACGATCACAGCCAGATTCTCGCGCTTATTACCGCTTGACGGGTTGCTGAAAGCTGGTAGAAAGATAGCGTGTGTTCTGGGGTAGGGCATCCCCCTACTTCACAAACCGTTCGATTACTTTCCTTATCGAACGGTTTTTTTATGTGTTGACGGCCAAGGCACTTGAGGAGTAAAAGCCTTTGTGGTCTTAAATTCCCGTCTGACCTTCGGGGCGCCACCGGTCGCATAACTGGAATCGGGTCTGGTTCTTCGTGGTGTTTGACCGAGCACCTTTAGGCCGTCTGGAGCAACTCCAGCCCAGTCCCAGGAAGGGATAAGTCCGAAAGGACTGAAGAAACGGCCAGCTTCTAAAATGCGGATTCTCGAGCTGTCGCATTGGCGCCTATCCCGAGGCCGCGAAAACAGCAATCAAATTTTAGAAGTTATGATTCCGTGCACAAAGTTTACCGATTACCTTGCTTGCAAAGCCGAGCATCTCGACGACCAGATTACCCGGGCAATGCATCCGATCGATACCTGGGTGGGTCATGTTGAGACAGGCCGTTTCCCCGCCAATGATGGCGTGGAGCACACCTTCGACCGCTTCGAGAACGTCTTTCCGGACCTCCGGGGCGTTTGGGAGGATGTCACCGGGGCCGCTTGCGTTGGCACCCCTTGCGATCCTTCGACCACGAAGATCGGTTTCGGGTTCACCCGGGACAGCTACAAGCTTCAGCGGAAATCGTACGCTACGGACCTGTTCTGTTTTGACCAGATCCTCAGCGCCGACCGCGCGAAGTCCCAGTTCGCCCATATCATCCGGACTCTCCGGAGAGCCTCCTCGATTATCTCGAGCGATCGCCTCCGAAAAGAGGCTATGCGTATCGCCGGCAAGAAATGGGTTCTGGCCAACAACACGATGAGCCAGATCACGATGGAATGGGATGCCACGATGACGCTCTTGACCGTCTCCGCTCTGCCGACCTCGAAGCTGACAGCAGCGCACCTGCAGCGCCGGGTCCAGCCTCAGATCCGCAATGGCGCCCTGGGCGCCGAGCTGAATAAGAACGGAGCTCCGATGCTCGAGTACGTTACCGCGATGGATGAAATTTGGGCTCTGACCCAAGGCAACCCCGCGCTCGCCTCTCAGTGGCAGTTCCAGGATTTCGGACCGGCAGCGGCTTCCTTCTACAAGTACGGCTGGACTGGCAAAGTCGGAAACTTCGGTCTCCGGGATGACACCTTCCAGCTTCGGTTCAACATCAAGCAGCAGAACGCGGACGGTTCGGCGGTTCTCGAGCTGATTTTCCCGTACAACAACATTGCCGCGACGGAAGGCATCAAAGAGGAAGTCAATGAAGCCTGGGACAATGCTCCGGTTAAAATCGACTTCATTTGGCATCGGCGCGCGATGCAATCGCTGGTTCGCGATACGACTCAGATCAATCCTGAGATGCCCTTTGGCTCCCGGGACTTCTCCGGCAAGTGGCGGTGGGCCATGGATAACCTCACCTGTGGCTTGGACGTGAACGGCAACCCGATCGCCGTTGATAATGCCTGGAAAAACAAGGGCAAATTCCTGGCCATGTTCAGTCTCGCGACGAAGGCTCAATATCCCGAGCTCGCCGAATCCTTCCTGGCCTTCCGGGATCCCTCCTGCATCACCGATGTTCCGCGCTGCAATGATGATCCGGGCTACCCGGCTCAGGAGTACAGCTCCGCGAACGATGAATGCCCTACTGAGGATGTCGTTCTCACCTTCACGCCGGTTCTGTCTGGCGCCGGGACGTACGAGATTCCCGAAAACCAGATCCTCTGCAACGGCATGCAGATTTTCCATGCTGCCGTTACCGGGACCTCAACGCTTGCAACCCTGGTCGCTCAATTGAATTCGCTTCTGAGCGTCATGGGGACCTGGGCGGAAAGCGGATCGGACATCACGCTTACGGGCGCGGCCTGTTCGACCGTGAACCTGCCCTGGACAGTCAGCTAAACCAGAAAGTGAGGGGGAGCTCTGGTAACGGAGCTCTCCCTCCGTGTTTCGGTCAACGTTCAAAAATATGGCAATCGCAAATTGTGCTTCCGCCTCCGAGCTCCTCGGGGCCCGGGGTGCGTTGGACTCGATGTCCACTAAGGAGCTGTTCGCCCTTTTCGTTTTCCTGCTCACGCGGGGAGTCGCGACGGATGACGTCCTGTCAATTGGGGATGTCTGTACTGAGCTCAATGCGCTCAAGACCTCGACGGTCGACTTGGCCGGCCTGCCAAAGAAGCAATGGATGGCGTCAATGGTTAGCGCTCTTCCGGATAGCTGGTGGGCCGTCGACGGGGTACAGCTCACGGTTTCCCAGATGCGTTCCTATCTGTGCTGCACTCGCTGCCTGACAGAGGACCAGCTCAGGGGAATCCTGCTCTACCTCACTTGCCGGGTCTCAACTCAATTCACCATCACGCCGGCCTGAAATGGCTCATTGCTTAGGCACAACTCTTCTGGAGGGAGCTGGCGAGTTTGCCAGTCTCTCTCCGTTACAGTTGCGGGTCCTGACCGTCGTTCTCCTCCAAAAACTCCTCAAGCTCATCGATCCTATGGCCAACACGACTCTCAGTGCCTTAATGGCCGAGGCCGGGGAATTCGCTTCGCTTCCGGATCAGCTTCTCCAGGCCATCACGGTTCAGCTTCTTTGCGAAATCAAGAATGCTGGAGTCGGAGGACAAGTCGGCGAGGGCACGCTCCTTAAGGGTGACGGCGCTCCAGTTGCAGATCCGGGAACGACCATCGCAGTTTATTTCGACACTTCACCAACAGCCGATTACGTCCTTTACTGGTGGAATGGAGCCGGCTGGTTTCCTTTCGGATGAATCTATGAAAATTCCATTATTCTTTCTCCCTCTGATCCTGGTAGCTCAAATCGGATGCGCCCAACTCCCTCCGTACGTTCGAAACCCGATGACCACAAATCAGCCTCCCGCGATGACGAACGCGATCCTGGGAATCGTGGTCCCAGACCAAACGCTGAGCTTGGACACTGGGAATAATCACACTCAGTACCGGGCCAACGGCTATGGCCTGACCAATTCGGCGACGACCTTCTTCCTCACGTACGATGCCACTTCCGGGGTGCTCCTCGCCAAGGGCTACTACAAAACCCTGTTTGGCGTGTACGCCAATGACTATAACGGGGTAAACCTCAATTCCTCGTTCTCAGTTGGGAGCGCGAACACTCCGATCCTCACCCTGAACGCCGGCAGCTTTGTTTTCAATGGAGGCTCCTTGGTAGCTTACATGGACGTCAAAGCCACAAATTTCTCCCTGACACTGCCTCAGTGGATTGGCGTCCCCTGCATGTTTGGCTGGTCGATCATTGGGCCTGCTGCCCCGGACCTTACGGCGGTGACAAACAACTCTGCGATCCAGGAGCTCGCCTTCGATAATGGGGACATGATTTACGCGACCGCTCACATCCCCCACACGATCGCGATTACTAACGCTGCTTTCCCAAGCCAGTACATCACGCCGATTGTTCATTTCTCGACCGTTGGCACTCTGGATGCGACTCACTCCAACGTGACGTGGCGGATAGAATGGGAGGTTTCGGACGTCAATACGGCCTGGAACCGGAGAGGCACCAATTCGGCGACGATGGGAGTCACGAACAATTTCACCCATTACGAGCTGAGCCTGGGGCACATCACCAATGATCCTCCGCTTTTGGGAACGGCGGTTTGGAGATGCCGGCTGATGCGGCCAGCTTCGGCTCTGCGGGACTATTCCAACGGTCATGACGTGCTTCTGGACGGCTTCGACATGCATGTTCCAGTGGGCAATTCGATTGCGATCGGTAACCCGAACGACTGAACAGAGGAAAAACTATGGCCAACAATCGTACAGTGATGCCTCCTCCGATGATGGGCCCTGGCCCAGGAGATGAGGAATCTGAACTCTACCGGTCGACCGAGTCTGAAGAAGAAGCTCCGTCGATTCCAAAGGACTTGCTCCCGCCTGAAGTCAAGGTAGGGATGCATCTTGAAGTCACCGAAGATTTGGGGGATTCAGTCCGGGTGAAGATTGCCGATATGTCTCAACCTTCACCGGGAGGTAAGGCGCCCGATGAGGAAGCTGCTCTTTATTGACAGGGGTTCGCTGCATGCCTGGGGCGAGCGGGGGTTTTTGGGTGTCCTCCGCTCGCCTCTTTTAAATCTCACCTGGGCAAAAGCAAAACTAACGATGAAAAAGGAAATTACAGTCGGAAACATAATGGCCACCGTGGCCTTCTTAGTCACGGTGGGCTTGATGCAGTTTCCGAAGCATTCAGACGTGGCGGTCATCCTGAGCGACGTGGCGAGGCACGAGAAATCCATCGAGCAGCTCGCGACGATTGAAAACGCAATGAGTGCCAATCTCCAGGTGCTCACGCGGATCGTGAACGACCATCTTGTCTGGGATAAGCCGGTCTCGCCGGAGGAACTCCTCAACTATCGCAGCTTGACCCCGCTCAGCCCGGAGGAGAAAGCCTTGATCATGAGGACCCCGACTATTCAATTGCCGCCCAAGAAATGATTCAGATCGTCAAAATCTCCAAGAGCGTTCCGCTCACGATGGCTTTTCAAACGGTCTGCACGGCGCACTTCCAGCGGCACCTTCTCATCCGGAATATCCACATCGTCAACACGACTGCGAATGACGTATCAGTCCAGGTGACCATGACTCCCGCGGGAGTGGCTCCGGGGCAAGCTTACTCGCTACTCTGGGACTTCAACATCCCGGGGAATGATTTCATTGAATTTGGTGAGGGCATGGACGTACTACCCGGGGCCAGCATCAGCGCCTTGGCTTCGGCGAATAATGCGATGGTGCTCCACTTGGCCGGGATTGAGGAATAGCTATGGGACAATTCACCGTTTACAGCAGCGCGGATGCAGGGGCACCGGTCCTCACTGGCGAAGTGGGCAAGCTCATTGACGTGCTCAATGGTTGCCTCGTGACCGGTTACGGTGCCAAGGCCGCGCCGGCTCCGGCCTGGACTCATCCAGTTGCGACGGCGGGGAACATCGCCAGCTATCTCCAGGGTGCAGGATGCGGTTTCGGTTTCGTCCTGAATGACAACGCGCCGAATGTCACGCCGGCAGCTCGAGAGGCCTGGATCACCGGATGGGAAAGTATTGCAGGAGTGGGCTCACCGGTTGGCTCCGGAGGCGGACAATTCCCGACTCCAGCTCAGCTCCTCGTGAGTGGTCATGCTGTAGTTCGGAAGAGCGCGACGGCCAGCAACGTTCCGCGCTCCTGGAGGGTTTTCGCTGATTCTTCGACGATGTACCTCTTCATTGAAACTGGGGACACTGCGGGGATCATGGGCTCTACCGTTTTTGGCGACGTCTATTCCCTGAATGGAGTTGGGGATGTCTGGCGGTGCATTCTCATCGGGAAAGGGACGGAGAACACGACTCCGACCGGAAACGAGAATACGTTTTTTAACAGCGTCATGAGCTCCGCGGCCACTTCCGCGCAAGGCCGGCACATGGCTCGAACGTGGTCCGGGGCGGGTGCCTCAATCATTGTTGGTTGCCAGGGGGATCCAAGCAAGTGCAGTGGGACAGACGGGCTTGTCCAGGCTCCGAATGGGCCTGACAACGCGTACTGGCTCGCGCCTTGGATGGTTTACGAGCAAACCGGGAAACCAATTCGAGGACGGCTTCGGGGATGTTACTCGATGCTCCAACCTGCGGCGGGATTCGCCGATGGGCAGGTAATTACTGGCGCCGGAGACTATGCCGGCAAAACTTTCCAGCTCGTGAAGCTGGTATGTGGCGCTCCGAATGCGAATGGAGCAATCTTGATCGAAACCTCCGCAACCGTAGAGACCAATGCCTGACGCCATTCGAGGACTGACAAGCGGGATGGGAGTTGCCGGGGCCCTCCGGGGCATCTGCATCAGTCCGATCACGGCTTGGCTTGGTGACCCTTGCGTCTATGAGCGTCATCTCGCGGTGGGAGTAAGTAAGAGCACAACTGAGGGAAGTCCCGCGGCTCCGTGTCTCCGGATTGCTCATATCCAGTTCTGGCGGTTCCGTTGGGCGGTCGAAGTCGGCGCCCGAACCGTCACGGTCCAGGTGAAGCAGGCAATCAATGCGGCTCCCTATCCGAAGATCGTCATCAAAGCCAACCCGGATGTGGGCTTGGCCGCGGATGTTACTCAGTCGGCGGGTCCGGGCAGCGATTGGAAATCCATTTCCGCGGGATTTAATGCCTCAGCGATCGGGGCGGTTTGGGTGGAGCTGCACAACGCTTTGCCGACCGGGAACTATGACTGCTTCTTCGACCATATCGTAACGGCATGACCTCAGAGCTCAATGTTTGGCTATGTGATGCACCGGTAATCCCGACCGGGAATGCGGAGTTTTCTATTTGGTTCATGGACGTGCCGGTCATCGACCTTGGAGCTTCAGCGGGGGGAGGCGGACTTTTCGGCGGCTCACGAATTGTCTCGCCCAGGCAACAGCGACGGCGAAACCTGGATTTCAGTTCTGACCCGTTCCATCTTCGGACTGTCAGCCCGAGGGTGGAAATCGGGAGATCCCCACAATGAAAACCCTTGGCGTCATCTTAGCATTTTTTTGCCTCTTGGCTCTGACCTCGCCGGCAGCGGACCGCGATTCAGTAACCCTGGCCTGGGACCATTCTCCAGGAGGAAGCAACGTCATTGCCGGATACAGAGTGTACTGGGGTCCAGCTTCCGCGGTTTACACAAATCTTGTGGCAGTAGGCTACGTGACAAATGCGACGGTAAAGCCGCTTGTCCCTGGAGTGCTCTATTTCTTTGCCGCGACAGCTCTCGACAAGGGCGGACTGGAAAGCGAATTCAGTAATGAAGTTTCGTACAGAGCTCCGGGACCTCCTCCTCCAGCTCTTACCATGCTTTCCGCGGAAGTGCAGCGCTCAACCAACTTGGTTGACTGGGTGACGGTAACGAACGTGCCCTTGATTTATATCGGAACGACCAACGGAACCTCCTTCTACCGGTCCGTCCTGAATCTATCGCCATGAGCAATAACCACACACTTTGGGCGACGGATGGTACCTTTGACTTTTCGAGCGGAGTCAACTGTGCCAGGACTCCGACCGTGAAGAGCCAGAGCAACCCCTACGGTCTGCCTCGGAATGCTTTTGCGTGGCTCACTAATGGCACGGTCCGCGGCGGTGGAGTCTATGGCCGGCCAGGGTGGAACCGGCTGATTGAGCATGTTTCGGATGCTGCGCTCTACCAGGGTGGATGGATGTACGAGCCGACCGGTGAAAATCCCTATCTCATCATCAGCCTTGCGGGGAATCTGATCAGAATCCAATTGGATTCTCCCTATACGGTAACGAACCTTTCACTGGTCTCCGGCCTTCAGAATAACCCGAGCACGCCGCTAGGGTTCATGTGCCAGGGTGAGGACTTTCTTATCGCCCAGTCTGGTGATGCTCTCACGTTGCCGCTTTTCTGGGACGGGAACACGCTCCGAAGGTCGAACGGGATCACGACAGAAATCGACCCGGCTCAGCCGAATGTTTCCGAGCTGCCGGCATCGGGGCCGATGTGCTACTACGCTTCGCGGCTCTGGTATGCCCAGGACCGAATCTATTGCGCGGGGGACATTGCCCGTGGAGCTGCCGGTACCACTGCCTACGCGCGACGGGACTCGATTCTCAGGGTGACCGAGAACCCCCTGGCTTTCGGCGGTGACGGGTTCAGCGTTCCAACCGCGGCGGGGAATATCCGGGCCCTAACCTATCCGGCCAACATCGACACGACTCTTGGCCAAGGGCCCTTGCTCATCGGCACGCGCAAGACTGTTTACTCTCTCACCGTGCCGGTATCCCGGGCCGATTGGACAGCCGCGAACGATAACCAACCCCTGCAGGTGGTTGCTCAAATGAAGTGGGGAATGGTCAATGATCGCGGGGTAGTGCAGGCGAACGGAGACCTGTTCTATCAGACCCTCGAGCCGGCTGTGCGCTCCTTTGCCTTCGCTCGCCGCTCCTATGGGCAATGGGCCAACCTCCCGATCAGCCAGAACGTACGCCGAATCACGCGCCGGAACGACCGGGCTTTGCTCCGCTACTGCACCGGTATGAACCTGGACAACCGGATTTTCCAAAGCGGGCTCCCGTTTCAGACTCCTTACGGTGTTGTCCATAAGGTAGTGCTCGCGATGGACCTGGATCCGCTCAGCAGTCTCGAGGAGCAACTCCCGCCCATTTGGGAGGGGCACTCGGAAGGACTGAACATCCTCCAACTCTTTGAAGGTGACTTCGGAGGACTCCAGCGCGGGTTTGCCGTTGTGCTTTCCGAGGATGAAACGTCAATCGATATTTGGGAATTCTCTCGCGAGGACCTCTTCCAGAACGGGGACAATCGGATCACGTGGTCTTTCGAGAGTCCAGCCTGGACCTGGGCCGATTCCATCGGAGAACGGAACCTGAAGAAGCTTGTCGGCGGGGAAATGTACTTTGATGAGATTTTCGGGACCTCGGAAGTCACGGTAGAGTTTCGGCCAGACTCGCAGAAATGCTGGTTGCCATGGTCAAATTTCCAAGTGTGCAGCTCGAGGAACGCTGGCGAAGCGGGCACTGAACCGGAATACCCTCCGGAGGACTATGTAGCCGGATACCAGCCGCACAAGACTTTGCCGCATCCTCCGATTCCCTGCATGCCAGGAGCTGTGAGGCCGGCCAACATCGGGTTGCAGTTCCAGGTCAGAGTCACCGTAAAAGGATCATTGCGGATTCGCTCCCTAATGCTATTTGCTGAGCCGTTCGAGCGTTCGCCGTATCATGGATTGGTATGCTGAGCCACTGTTACAACAAAGTCCTGCCCTGCATCGACCCGAAAACCGGGGAAACGGTTCCGGATCCGGATTCGCCATTTCGGAATCTGAGCGCGGAGCGGCCAGACACAAACACCTTTACCGAGGTTGTGTTTGATGGTGGCAATGAAGATGACCCGAAGATTTTTGTGCGCCCAGGCTGCTTGAGTCTGTGTGTGAGTGATGTTTCCGCCGAGGAGGCCGAGGCTTGCGCTCGCCGGCAGGCAGCGATTTGCAACTACACGCCTCCGGTAGTGGTCGACCCGCCAGTTCTTCCTCCGGATGGTCCTTGGGATCCTCCTCCTGATGGTCCGGGGACTAATACTCCTGGCACTGGTAATCCTGGCACCAATCCGCCTGGAGAGGGTACGACAACGCCTCCTGATGGTCCGAAAGATCCGAATTCGGGCGGTGGAGAGTTGAAATTCAACACGCCGCAAACGTGCGTTGAGACCTGCCCGGATGGCTCGACCTTCTCGAAAACGATTCCAGCCGGCCAGTTTGTTGCCCTTACTCAGGCGCTCGCGGATGCCCAGGCTATGACCGCGGCTTGCAAGGCGGCTAAGGCGGAAAAAATCTGCATCGACGAAATGCCCGGTTCGCTCCTCGATATTTGCACCTGGACAACGGTGGAAGGGAATCTCTACATCATCGGGAACAATGCGCCTTACACTGTCACGGTGACCGGTGGCCAGCTCCCGCCCGGGCTTAATCTCCAGTCCCTCGAGGGCGGAACCGGAGTGAAGATTTCCGGAGTGCCTCAAGGCGGTGGGACGTTTGATTTCAAGATCAAGGCTGAGGACCAGCATGACCCGCCCAACTTCCAGGAGAAACAGTTTCAGATTCGAGTCCGCGGGATCTCCCAGGAAAGCGGAACCTCGATGGCCGATGGCCTGATTAACAGTCCGTACAACTACGCATTCACGGCAACCGGGCCATTTGTGGAGCCGGTTCATTGGGTGATGGGCGGGGCGCCGGAAGGTTTAACAATGGACTATTGGACCGGGGCGATTACCGGGAGTCCAACCCAACACGGCGCCTTTCTGGTATCCGTGACGGTCCAGGATGCTATGGGCCGGATTTGCGGTGGAGAGTACCATCTCTACGTTTTTGATTGCACCCTGGATACCTTCACTGCGGAGAAAACTTGGGATTTCGGCTGCAACACGGTTCAGGAAACGACCTGGGACATTCCTCCCGCGCTCTGTGCCCGTTCGATTCATTTCCTGTCTGATAACCTCGTGACCAATTGCGGAGCGGCCAACGGATGCAATCAGGTTGTCGGCTTGCAGGTGCGGATTCTGGTTCCTCCGGACTACGTTGCCGAAGCCTCTAACTGGGTGGCGGCGAATCAGGCACCATTTGATCCTTCAATGTCGCAGTTCGCCAATATCCCTGCACAGCTTGAGGCAAATGCGATGTCATACCGGGTAGTTATCAATTTCACTGGTGGCGGGGGTCCGAGTTGCTCAGGAGCAATTCAGCTCCGCGCGATCGGCTACTGATTATGAACAGACCAACATTAGGCATGCTCCGAAACAGCCGGCTCCCGGCTCTCATCGGAGAGTGTGCTGCCAATATCAATGTGCTCCGCGCGATGACCAACGAGGCCCAGGAGCGGCTCCTCATCGATCCCCTGGCGCCGGATGAAGGCTGGTGGGGCGGATGGGTCCGCATGACGTTCAACGCCACGGTGACGCAGAAGCAGGCGTACATCACCACGCCGCGGGAGGTTGCCCGCCTCGCCGGCATCAATGTTTGCAATCGGCCAGTCGCGATCCGGAACGGGTTCTATGAGTACATGGAATTCGGCACCGGGCTGAGGGACGTCGCGAGTTGCTGCAATCAGAAGTGCAGACCGATTGAGGCCTTTGAGCGCGACACGGTTCCGACCCTCAC